TCAGCCCGCCATTTCACACGGTGGGCTGCTTTTTCTCCGATTTATCCCCACCGGAAATTTTTTATAAAGCGTGCACACGGCCACATCATAAATTATTGCCACCTGTTTTCTGTCCACGCCGTTCGCAATCAGTCGGCCCGCCTGGTCCCATTGTTCCTGGGTAAGCTTTGGACGCCTGCCGCCGATTCGACCTTTCTCACGAGCTGCAGCCAAACCTGCCCGGGTGCGCTCCACAATCAACTCCCTCTCCATTTCCGCCAGGGCTGACATAATATGAACTCATAATTTTTAAAATCGATAAAGATCGTCCAGGAGCGCATAAAACAAGGGATGAGCGAGATCGAGACAAAACATGATTAACGAACTTTAACGCACTTTACCATGCACTTTTGCCCCATCCATGCCCCAAAGCTTTTTTAAGCCAACCTCAGACACCATCGGCTCTGCAGGTCACATCGACAATAATTATTCACGCAGAAATACCCTCAAAATTTAAAAACAAAGGGCTCACGCCTTGACAGACAAATCCTCCACAGCAAAAATACTGTATATCCAAACAGTAGATAATGGAGCGCATTATGTTTGTTGAACTGGTTTACGATAAGCGAAACGTTGAAGGCTTGGAGGGAGCCAGGGAGATTATCCTGGCCGAGTTGACGAAACGAGTGCACCAGATTTTCCCTGATGCTGAAGTGAGGGTGAAGCCGATGCAGGCGAACGGCTTGAATAGCGATGCCAGCAAAAGCGATCGGGAAAAGCTGAACCGCATGCTGGAGGAAATGTTTGAAGACGCAAATATGTGGCTGGTGAATGATTAGCAAAGCCCGTGTTCGCTTCGTGCATACCTTCAACTACGCAGACATGCACCACTACCCATCGTACTTTTCCGATATTGAACGGCACTTCATCTTAGTGGCGTTAAATAATAAGCACTTTTACTACTCACTGTTTTTGCGGTCACTCCAATAGATGCCCTTTTCAGTGCCGCATTAAATGCAACTAACGTTACCGGTCTTGGAGTTGTCTTGGTACGATGTGAATGGCTCTGAAACAAAAACACATCTTCAGGATACTTCTCCCTGCGGGAGTGGAGAATTCTTTTAACTCCTGGCTTAAGAGCAATGCATCTTTCCCTCAGTCCTTTTGTGGCTGAAAGAACAAGAATATCATGGCTCACATCATCAAACTTTGCCCCAAGAAGCTGTCCGGGCTTAGCCTGACTCAGATACAACATTGCCCAGAGATCTGACCATGTATCAGAAATATTCTCAAGATTCCGCTTGATAGCAATAAATTCAACTACGGTAAGCCCCCACACATCTCTCATCATTCCTTTCAGTAGATCCTCTTGTTACATGAAGCTTATGTACAAACAGAATCTTCATGGTTGTAACATTCAATATTCGAATTACCGAACAGTGCCCAGCAACCGTAGCTCATTTTTACATATGGCTGTCCGAAACATCAAACATCCTGCTCTCATACTAAGAATTTTTTGTTCTGAACGTTTGCAGTTCCGTATTGTCTAAATGAAAAGTTCATATAAAAGGTTCAACATGGCAATGTTTATAATCGCAAGTACCGTAGTTGTTGCTCTTGGCTTGATAGTATTGAGCCTGATCAAAATTGGCATAAGCACATCGAATAACCCGGATGAATTTTAATGTGTTGAAGTTCGTGTAACGTCTTTATTTACTGGGAATTTTTTTATATAGAGTACAAACGGCCACATCGTAAATGATCGCCACCTGCTTCCGATCCACTCCGTTTGCGATCAACCTGCCAGCCTGAGCCCATTGCTCAGGTGTCAATTTTGGCCGCCTCCCACCGATTCGCCCTTTCTCACGGGCTGCGGCCAACCCAGCCCGAGTGCGCTCCACTATCAACTCCCTCTCCATCTCGGCCAGGGCAGACATGATGTGGAAAATGAAACGCCCCATTGGGCTGGAAGTGTCGATGCTATCCGTAAGGCTTTTGAAGTGGATCCCGCGCTGCCGTAGTTCATCGACCAGCAGTACAAGGTTCCGCATGCTTCGCCCAAGGCGATCGAGCTTCCACACTACCAGCGTATCTCCCTCTTTCAGCGTCTTAAGAAGCTTTTTCAGCGCTGGCCGGTTAGCCACTGTTCCGCTCATTTTTTCTTCGAAAATTTGTTCACATCCTGCGCGTTCGAGCGCTTGCCGCTGAAGATCCGTATTTTGGTCATTTGTTGACACCCTTACATAGCCAATTTGCATATTTTTCACCCAATTATTTCTGCAAAAAAATCAGGTGAAGTTATCGGCCAGGCCGCTCAAGAGCAATCTATAAAACGTCGGTTTGGGAAGTAGTGCCACGAAAGATATTGGTACATCAGGTGCTGTGGTTCCGCTTTTAAATGCTGCAAACACCTGGAGTGCCACACAAACGTTTTCTACTTACCCATACATCGACATGGCTGCCTACCCAGCTCTCGTATTGAGAGCAGGCAATATGGCCGCCGGAACGGTAGGGAAAGAGGTTGGCCTCGAGACGCAGGACGGAACGGTTTATGTGTGGCGTCGTAAAGAGCGTGGAGATCAGACCGACAGCACCAGAACAGCATTCCCACAGCAAACAGGTACCCTGGCGCTAGCTACTTCCGACGAAAGACTGAAGGAGGTGATCAGCAATCAGGTTGATGGTTATTTTGAACGGCTGTCTGCACTGAAAGTGGTTGAATACCATTGGAATGATATTTCCGGCGCTTCTCCGATGGCAAAGGCCAGGGTGCGGCGCGGATTCATTGCGCAACAGGTCAACGCTGTGAATGAGTCCTATGCGCTTCCGCCTGAAACAGAGGACGATTTTTGGGGAATCGACGACAGGGCGATTGTCGCCGACCTTTTACTGGCTGTTTTAGAGCTCAAGGAGAAATTAGCGGAGGTAACGAAAAAGCTTACTACTGAAGAATAATTTCAGTAGAAACTTTCTCTTTCTCATCGGCCTCTGGTCCGTAATAGTGGAGAGCTGAAACAATTACGCCATCATCTGTCCGCTTCGCAAAGAGTAAAGGACAAATGGGAAGCGAGGACGAGAACTCAGTAAGAGCCTCGTCCTGCAGATTGGAAAAATCGAAAGAATGTACTTTTTCGTCCACCGTAACTGTAAGCACATCGCCCTGTGCTGAATAAGTGACTGTGGCATCTGCACGTTGTGGGCTAAGCAAAATTTTCATTAGAATTCCCTCAGAACCAGCGGCCGATGGCTGTAATGTAAATGGTGTCGGCGCCGGAATAAGTACCGCTATTCACAGCATGAAAAGCAAAATTGCATGATGCCTGGTTGCCGCTGACGAGCTCAATTCTTACATTGTGGCCATTATTGTTAATGTGACCAGAACAGTAAGCTGGAGCTGCAAAATTAGCCGGGAATGGTACTGGATTTTGTGAGGATCGATACCCACCCAGCGAGCCGGCTGTTGTCACATTTTTATTTACTGCATCTGCGGCCGCAACCGCCATTCGGCAAATTTGAGTACCATCGGCAAAACGAACATACTCACCATTCGAATTTGCCCCCTTCTCTATCACTGCTCCGGTGGGCACTCCGCCAGCCTGGGAAACTGTGCCTAAAACATCGGCCAAAGCAGCACTTCTCAAACCGAGGTTTGCGCGAGCGTCAGCAGCATTCTTTGCACCTGTACCGCCCTGGCTGATACTGAGCGCGGTAGTCAGGCCGCTTAGGCTGGTTATATCGCTGTTAGCCCCTTTCTTCGCCAGCGATTTCTGCCCCGGTACGGTGACGGGAACACCGTTAATCGTGATAGTGACGTCTGTAGTACCGTTCATCACATCAGCGAAACCGCTCATGTAACGCTGGTACATAGTGAATGTTTCAGCGATGTCCTGCGCCAGACCGTCAACGCTCAGGCTGTCGCTCAGAAGAATGGCATATTTGGTTCCCGCAGGGATAGCAGGGTTAGCAGCTGGCGTAACGGTGAGAGAGGTTGCGCCGCCGATAGCGGTGATCTGGAAAACCTGCGCTGGGCTGGTCAGCGCGATGACGGTACAGCCGTTACGAATCAGTGAGCCAGCTGCAGTGAAGTTTGTGCCGGTACCTGTAAGGGTGTTTCCGCTGATGGCAATAGTGCCAGTGGTATAAATCATATTATCTCCAGGTAATAAAAAACCCCGCCGGAGCGAGGTTGATTTAATTAGGCAGTGTATTCAGACGTACATATCGGGCAGAACCGGAAGGCTGAGCGACGTCACCGTGTTATTACCGAAAATGGCATATTGCTCGCGCCCAAGATATTTTCCGCCCTGAACTGAAGCGTTGCCGTTCTGTATTTTTATTCCGAACATTCGATATACATACATGCCGTTTACCGTATGCACCATTAGCCCAAACCTACCCAGCGGAACATATCCGTTACCGATGCTCACGGCACTTGTCGAAGGGGTCCAGAGTTGGTTGAGGTATACGAATGGTCGTTTTGTGGTTGAAAAGGTGCAGGCCCCTGCAGCATTAAAAATATTGAGGCCGGTACCCGGCTGCGGCGCTACGCCACTGGCAAAAATAACGATGTCTATCGTGCCGGTTGCGGGAGCATCATCGTTCGTGGACGGAGGGCTGAAGAACCTGACCGTGTTACCGTCGAAGTCAATCGTGTTACCACTGTTACAGCGCCCGAAAACGACGTACTTCGACTTGTCGTATCCTGCTATCGTCGGAACCGCCCATCCTCCGGTCGGAACACTTACGGTCCCCTTCCAGATACACTGCCCTGACTGCGTGGCATTGGTTATCGAGGTGAAGTCAGTACTGTCGCTGATAAGCAGGCCCACCCCGCTTCGCTGACCTGTCGGAAATATCTGCCAGACACTACCGGGAAACGTATAGGTGCTATCTCTTTCACTAATGCCCAGAGCCTGCATTCTCGAATTCTGCGTAACCCTGCCACCAGAGATGGTTATGGAATTCATTTTATGCCACAGCCCCGCATCAACATAGGCAGTCGCATACGGTATAAACAGCACCTGCGCACCTGAAACATAACCAGCGATGTCCACATACTTTGCTTTCTGGTAGCCAGTGTCAAAGCTGCCACCAAAAGACGGGCATCTCAGGCCCGCCGTTATCTCCATACGCTTTCCGCCGTCATTAAGTTCTATCAATAATCCTGTCGGCATCTTATGTCCATGTCCCCAGTACAATCCGGCCACCACCAGGAATATTAATGGTTACGCCATTACCATTAATCACCGTTGTGTTGCCGGAGCCATTGAAAGAAAAATTACCGTTTGTGGCGTAAATCGAGCCACGAACGGTCACATTATTGAACGTCGCGTAGCCAGACTTGTTGATGTGCCAGCCAACATTTCCGGTGCCGTCCCATGTTGAAGACTGTATGTAGTTTCCTATCTTAGTGTTCTCAATGGTGCCATCCTGAATGAAGCTGGCGCGGATGAATGTCTGCCCATTCTGGATGACAAAAGGCAGAGTAACTGCGCCGCCAGCCTGACTCATCACAGCGAAACGGTCAGCAATGAAGAGAACCTGCGTCTGCATTCCAGATGGCGTATTCTGAACACCAATCCCCATCCCTGCTGCATACTGATTACCATTAGAATCAACAGCGACCTTGATGCTGTACATCGCATTCAGGTTGTTATTGATGTCCGCTGATACCTGGCTGTTCTGGACAATCGCTGCAGACTGACCGTTAACCGTGACCTTTAGCGAATTGATTTGCGTAGCAGACGCCTGGGTAAAATCAGCAAGTGTCTTCGACAAGTCAGTGACATTCGCCGTGTTCCCACCGGTGCTGGAATCCAAAGCGCGCAATGACTCAGCGACAGCTTTACTGGCGTCGGCCATCACATTGTCTACTCGATCGATACTGGCTTTGTTATCTCCATACTGGACGCTCAGGAGGTTGCGCTGGTTAACCTGCGCGAGCGTACTCGTTATTAGCGCGATAGCATTGTTCTGAATACCGCCGCTGGCCTTATCAGTTTGTGCACCCAGCTCTTCCAGGCGTGATGCCATTGAGGAATCGAGGTCCGTGACAACCTGGCTAAGGTCAGTGATTGATGCTGTATTCTGAGCACCTACAGCAGCTGCTGAATCAGCTTTGTCAGATGCGGCCTGAGTGGCAGCCGTCAATTGACTTACCGCAGAAGCGCGAGCTTCAGTTTCCGTTGCTAACGCCTGGCGAACATCAGTAATACCCGCTTCATTCTGGGCAGTTTTCGCCTCTAGACGAGTAACATCCGTGACGCGCGCTTCCGTCTCAGTAGCGATCACCTCCCGGAGCTGTTCGAATTTCGCAGAGTTAGCCCCCTGCTGCGCAGTCTGGCGCACAACAACATCAGCAATAGCCAGGGCGTTGCCAATGATTGCTTCTGCTGTCTGCTTATTCGAACCTACTGCTGCAGCCAGACCATCGGCGTTCTCCTTAATCGCATCAGAAAGTTCGGCCAGTTTCTCGCTACTTTCTACGGCACTCTCAATCAGATCCTTAAATACCTCAGAATCTTTAATCTCCTCCAGGATCACATCTGTGATATCGGAAACATCGATACTGGCCTGTCCTCGCACCCATTCTGTGTAACCTGATTCGTTGCCGCTGCGGTCCACCAGCTGCGCGCGGTACCAGAAAATCTGCCCAGCCTTAAGGCCCATCTGCTGATATTTGCGCTGCGGGTAAGGCACATCGGCCAGCAGCATTGCATCGTCCTCGGTACCGGTCAGGCTATACTGAATTTCCGTCTTCAGCGTGTCGTCGGTATTCGCCGGGAATCCCCAGTTCAGCTCGATGCCGAAAACCACATTTTCAGAAGCGATGAAGCCAACCGGCTTCGGTGGATTGCCTACTTTACCCGTCAGCGCTTTCTCTTCTGAATAGCCCCATCCGGACGAGATTTCTGCGGCATTGATTGCGCGCACGCGTACCAGGTAGCGCCCGGCATAAATCCCCGGGACGTCGAATGATGTGGTGGAGCTGCGCGGCACGTTAACCCAGTTCCCGTCGTTGCGGCGCCATTGCGCTTCATAGGCGATAGCGTTCTGCGCCTGGTCCCAGCTCACGCGCATCGTTTCGACGCTGATATTTTGCTGCACCACGGAAAACGAGCTGATCACGATGTTGTCAGGCGGCGACTGGTTACCAGGCGGAATAACACTTATTGGCCGCTGGTCGATAATGGCACCGGTATCGATACGCGCATATTTATCCGGATCGTGCAAAGCGCCAGAAATCGAATACGTTCCGTCATTATTATCCGTAACGCTGATAACGCGATATTGCTGCGCGTAAAGCTCTTCGGACTCGACAATCCACACCGATTCCACTGCAGGTGTTTCGCTGTATGCCGTTGTCACGGTGACGGCCCGGCCGTTTACGCTCTGTATCGTCCTGCTCTGCGATGCGCCGGACGGAAGGTTAACCATCAGACGGCTTCCGGGAGCGGCTGCCGAATCACGATCAAGCGTGATAACGCGACCGTTAACCGCGCTGATGCGCCCTCCCATCACTTTTCCGGAAAGCAGCTCATCGGCAACCGCGATGATATAACCAGGCTGTGGGATCTTGCCGTCAAGACCAACATCGAACGACACGATGCGATCCTTGTTATTGGTCAGGATACCCCAGCGCCCTTTGCGGTTTGCCTCTGACTGCCGGGTACAACCAATGGCTGTCATTTCGAGCTGATTTGTGCCAAAGCGAGCAACGAGATCCTGCTCAAATACAGGCTCCATCGCATCCGCGTAGGCATTACCCGGATCGGACCAGGAAACCAGTGCCGTGGTATATCGGGTTTTGGTGGTGCTGCCCGAATAGGTAAAGCGGCCATTAACCACGTTTGCACGCGTGTAGCTGTAATCCACATCGCGGGGCATATCCGCAAGCGCAACGATTTGATCGCCACCCCAGTACGTCATGCCCCGGAATATCGCCGCAAAATCACGTAACACGGTATAGGCGTCATTCCTCTCCTGCACGTACACGTTGCAGGTATAACGAGGCTCGGTGCCGCTACCGCCTTTACCATCGGGAACCGGCTGATCGCAATATTGTGCGACCTGGTAAAGCGTCCATTTATCAATATTGGCCGCCGTCAGGCGATTGCCCAGCCCAAAGCGGTCGCTCACCACCAGATCGTAAAAAATCCAGGCCGGATTATCCGTCCACGCCCACTTAAACACCCCCGTCCATGTGCCGCTATAGGTGCGGGTCTCCGGGTCATACGTATCCGGAACGCGGATTACACGGCCTCGCGGTTCGCAGGCTATTTGCGGGATAGAGCCGTTAAACTGGCTTGAGTCAAATTCGATGTAGAGCAGCGCGGTATTTGGATAACGCAGTTTGGCGTCGATAACCTCTGTGTAGCTCTGCAGCGTCATTGTGTCGCCAATTTTCGCGCTGTTGGCATCCGCCGTGAGCTTACGCAGGCGCACCGTCCATGTGCTGCCTGCCTGTGGTAAGTCGAGGCGATGGCTGCGTTCGTAGCCGGAAGTTGTCTTGCCGGTTACGCTGGTATTAAGTACCGTCTGCCAGGTACCACCATCAGTCTGCAGATCAATGGCGTAGTTAATTGAATAGCCAACCAGATCGCCATCGTTCTCCTGTTTAAAAAGCGATGGCCATTTCAGGCGCAGGCGAACGGCTGACAGCTGCGTGTTGGTAAAGGTGTGTGTCCAGGCGGTGGTGCTTGAAACTGCGGTGCCCACGCTGATTTCGTTTTCGGTACCGGGGATGCCCTGAATGTATTTTTGTGCCTGCGTCCCCGGGCGGAATTCCCACGCCACGCCGCTGAAGTTTTGGGAGCCGTCGGCGTTCTCCAGCGCCGTTCCGTCCAGGTAGATATCCTTCCCGGTGAGCTGTCCAGCAAACTCCCCTTCCCCAAGCGCAACGAGGATCTTTGCCTTCGCTACAGATTGCAGATCATCAGGCTGTTCGGTGGGAGTTCGGGAACTGGAGCTCCCGCCTTTTCGTCCGGTAATTGTTTTAGCCATATCGCGCCCATAAAAAAAGCCACCCGAAGGTGGCTTGTAAAAAGGTTTGTTAACTACTGCTGATCTTCGACATAAATTCCGGCAGAAATAATTGCCCCGCCGATTCTCCGGCGGCCGTACAGGAGCGGAACCGGGTAACCCTGTGCGGCGGTATTTGTGACTCCGCCGAACGCGTATGAGGCGCGGTTATCTGAGCTCTGTTTGCTGGCCAGCCCTGTAGCCTGAGGGGATATCATCTGAACTACCCCCCCCAGCGTTATGGACGCACCAGCAGCAAACATCATATTGCTGGCAGCTATACTCAGACCTGGCATCCAGATCGATGCAATCACTAATACTGCGCCCAGGATAGTTTGAATCAAACCGGCTTTTTTACTCCCGATGATTACCGGGACAATACGGATAACATCGCCGGTAACCGGGAAACCGAGGTCATCCACACCGATGTTTTTTTTACCCTTAAATACGGAGTATGTGAGCCCACGGCGCTGGCTGGAAATCATAAACTGCTCAAAGCCCGGAATAGTCTTTGCGAGCGCCACTCCCGCCTCGCTTACACGGGAAATCAGGCGGTGGTGAATTTTACCGAATGTTTTCCCGAGCACGCCGCCAAGCTCAATGCGGGTCATTACTTCCTGCATGTTTCACCTGCCATTACATCTTTATAACGAACGATTTTCATCGTGCGCTCCTGCCAGTATCCGCCATAAGGAACACGCTGACTCAGATGCCCGTAAAGATGGTGCAGCAGCATGTTACCCTCCAGTAAAATCCCGGCATGATTCCACTTATCGGCCTGCACCTGCATGATGACGAGGTCCCCTTCCTGAGGCGGGCCATCAAACTCCCTGAATCCGCACTCGTACCAGCACTCCTGATAGAAATTGTCCGGGTAGTCGTTTTCCCACCAGGGATAATCCACCCGGTAATCGTGGAGCTCGATACCGTGGGTCTGCCGGAAATAGCTCATTACCAGACCCCAGCAATCGAAGTGGCCAAGCACGAACGGACGCTCCAGCAATGGCTGCTCCCCGCGTGGCTGAATGGTACGTAAATCCCCCTCTGGCCAGCTCACAATATGCCAGGGCAGCAGCGTTGCATCACACTGAGCCTTATCCAGCTCGCTGGCCTGCGTCGTCGCATCAGGATGGCTGTGAACAATGGCCACCACCGTCCCCCAGTCTTCTGCCGCTGCGTAATCTTCGGGGGACAGGTGAAAATGTTCAGTCGGCTCTGCTGCGAGATTACGACAGGGAAAATAGCGCTCAACCCGGCTTTTCTGTGCCACCACGCCGCAGCACTCGCGCGGATATTCCGCTGCAGCGTGTGCCATGATGGCATCAATGGTTTTCTGGCGCATATCAACTCCTGATAAGAGATGTACCGGGGAAACCACCGAACGGCAGCTCGTTGCTGTCTCCGTGCCGGAGCTTGCAGGCCGTCAGCGTGCCGTTGCAGACATCCAGCGAGGGATCGTCAACCGGATTATTGTTTTTGTCGAAATAGCGCGTTCCGGCATAGTCGCAGCCGTCGCCGGTCCGGTACTTGTTCCGGATGCACCAGCTGCATAACGAATGCAACTGCCGCGTGGGTATCATCTGGCCCTGTAAATCCATCGGACTGGAAAGCGTAAATTCGACAACTTCATCCGTCTCGGTGCTTCTGGCATCGATATAAAAGACCTTCAGCTTTTCCTGTGACGGGTCTGCAGTGGGATTGCCCTGCGGAAAATTTCTGGCGTCCAGATACTGTGCCAGCGTGTCGTGGATACTCACTTTCGCCTGCAGCAGATCGTCATACGCCAGACAGAGCGCTGAGATCGAACTGTCCAGGTTCGCCACTCTCAGTTTTGGCTGTGGACTGGTACCGTCCGTGGTCGCTTCAATACCCTCAACCTGACACGGCCAGGCTTTATACTCCTCCCCCTGCCACCAGATGGACTTCGCCGGAAGTTTATTCTCATCCCCACCTGCAGCCTCAATCTCTTCCGGGGTGTGTGCGATATTGTGTGCGTGGAAGCGGAGTACATCTGACATACCGAACGCTGTGCCATCGACAGAAAAAAGCCGGACTTCATTGCCCGGCTCGAGTTTTTGATAATCAGCATTAAGACTCATGGTGCAAATGCCTGTTCAAACGTTGCGGTTACGGTTATCACTTTTACGTTTTTAACCACCTTTTTGAGCGTGTCAGCCTCGACACGCCACAGCGCGGAATCGCCGAAAGGCGGAGTGAAAATAAACGACTTCACTTTATGCCGCCGAAGGAAAGCGTGAATTTCATTCGCTGTAGTTGGATCCCCTGAAAAAGAATATTCATAGGTGCGAATCTCATCATTCAGGCCGGAGCCGCTCACCTGTGCGTACCCGTCGCCGAACTGGACCTTCCTGACTGTGTCTTTGCTTCCCTCGGTGGGCTGGCTGGAAACCTTAATGCCCCAGGGGAATGTTTCTATCGTCATAACTGTTACCTGCGATTGGTCGCATTCCAGATAAGCCCACCGGGCTGGATTGCCCTGGCGATACCCTCGTTGACAGATTTGTTAATCACCTGCTGATACGCCTTACCCAGCCTGTCTCCGTCGTTTTGCTGCTGTGCGTTACCGGAAGCATTCTCGACCGTCACCGGGGCATATACACTGACACCGAAAGGTGCTGCAGCCGGGCCTGTACCACCACCCCCGACATACCCTCCCGTTGCATAGCCTTTCATCATCCGGTAAAGATTGCCGACGCCGATCCGGCTGGTAGCCTCTTTGGTGAAAACAAACTCACCACGGTGAACGACACCTGCTGGCTCATATTTCCCGCCTGAACCGGTATAACCGCCACCTGCAAATCCCAGCGCGGTTGATGCTGAATCCACTAAGCCTACCATCGCCTGTTTCAGCAGGATCTGTGTCAGCATGGAGAGCGTGGAGCGGGTGAAGTCAGCCCAGTCAGCCTTACCGCGCGTCAGCATGTCAGCCATATTTTGCCCGATTCCATCAAACGTACTGGTAGCAGCCGACTTCATCTGGCCATAAGCATCTGAAGCAGAATCAACATAATCTGCCCATGCGGATTTGGCCCCGGATTGCCAGTCGTCCCGCAGCTTATCCTGCTCGGCGTAATACGCCTGCAGCGCCTGCAACTCATTCTGATAACCAGCGTCGTTCTCCGAACCGCCACCATTTTTCCACCCCTGAAGAAGCTGGGCCTCCTCGTTGCGGCGTTGTGCTGCACGACTGCTCATTCCAGCACTTTCCGCTAGGGCCCTGGTTTTCTCGCCGATCTGCGTGACGTATTTTTGGGACGTATCCTGCAGGCGGTTAAGCCGCTCCTGCGCCACTATCTGATCGCCAAGCTTCGCGTTCAGCTCTGCACGGGAAAGCACCTCGCTTTTACTGGCCAGCAGGGATTTTTCCTCAGCAGAAAGCGTCCGGGTCTTCGCGGCCTCTTCCAGAACTGTAAACCGGGACTGTTGACGCCACAGCTCCTGACGCTGCTGACTGATGGTGTCATTTATCCCCTTATGCTCCTGCAGGGTGCGCAACTGTGCCTGCAGCTCCAGCGTCTGGGCGCTGGCCGTATCGGTTGCACGGGCACCTGCGGGGGTTCTGATTGCCGGGGTCTTCTTCGGCTTTTTAAGGGTGTCTTCGTACTCTTTTTTCGCGGCAGCCAGGTTGATGTTGTAGTCAGCCTGGAGGATTCGCCCCTCTTTCAGCGCCTTGTTGAGCTCGCTCTGCCTGGCCGTGTATTTCTCCAGTGCCGTCTGCGTTTTGGCATAGTTTGCCTGAGCCTGCGCAGCATACTTCTGGCGATCCGATTCCGCAGCCGCTTCGCGCGAAGCATTCTCTTCATTCGCCCTGGCAATTCCCGCCTGCTGCTGAGCCATGTCCAGCGCCAGCCTGGCCGTTTCGCGATCATTCCAGAATCGGGCGCGGGCCTCATCATTGACATATCGGTCACCTTTACGCAGGTTCCAGATTTCATCGGCTTTTTTGAACGCGGCTTCGGCTTTTGCCACCATCTCCTGCGCGGTGTCAGGTCGGCCAATATCGAGGGCTGCATCCCACATCGACTTGAAGGCGCGCTTCAGGGAGTCCGCTGAAGATTCAATCGTCCCCATATTGTCGCGGATGGCTTTGGTCTGATCGTTGAATCCGGCTGTAGCAGCCTCGTTAGCCGCCTGCAGTGCGCCAGCCTCATCACCGGCACGCTGCAGCTGCGCCACATGGGCAATCTGTTCAGCAGTAACGTTATGGAACTGCTGGGCCATCGCGATCAGGCCCGATGTCGGGTCAGTTGCGAGCTTGCCATAGGCTGCTGCGACCTTTTCCACCGGCACGCCGGAGGCATCGGTAAACCGCGCCACCGCCTGGCTCATGTCATCAAAGCGCGAGCCAGCACGCACACCCGCGTTGATAAGCTCGGTCAGCGCTTCACTGGTCTGGTTGAAGGTCAGCCCCGCTGCCTGTCCGTTACGCGCCAGTGCCAGCATGCGGTCAGCGGTCAGTCCGGCTGTGTTCCCCGACAGTACCAGCGTTTTGTTGAAATCAGACAGGGTGGAAGAGCCCTGGTACCAGGCATAGAACAACGCGCCCGTTGCAACGGACAATGCACCAATGCCGACCATCAACGGGGAAATCGTCCCCAGCAACGCCCGGAATGTCGGAATGATCCCGCCAAAGGAGTCCTTAACCTGACCGCCCTGCTGAAGCAGAATCAGCCAGGGGTTCTGCCCACCCGCCAGCTGCGTGGCTACATCGGTAAACTGTGCCGGGAGCATACGCATTGCGGCGTTATACTGACCCACAGAAATACCCGCTTTGCGCGCGGCGTTCTCCTGGCGGCTGAAGGACTGCTGGATACGTAACGCTTCGTCGTTTGCTGCACTGCCGGTCTGTTTTAATTCTTTTTTGACGTAGTTGAGCTGCTCGCTGAATTTCGACGAGTTAACGTCAAGGTTAACGACCAGATCACCTACTGCCGTCTGGGCCATAGCGCACGCCTCCTGAAATACCTGCAGCCTTCGCCATCAGCGTATTGTCATCCGGTTCATCAATGTCGATGGGTTCCGGTGCAGTATTAAGAATGCTGAAACTGTCCGGGGTTAACTCCGGATCGGCAAAAAACAGGGTTGAGATGGTGTAGAGCAAGCCGGAGAAGTGTGCGTCCAGCTGCGCATCATGAAAGTAATTGTCCTGATAGAAGATTTTCCAGTCGCCGTACTCCGTTGAGGACATGCCAGCAAGCATGGCACGCCAGTTCGGGCGACCGAACTCACGCGCCAGTTTCATGGCAAATTTCAGCTCACTGGCGAGGGCTTTTCCGCAGTAACGGGTTCAGCGGGTTTATAACCTTCTTCGGCGGACGCTGCCTGGTCATCAGTTACCGGCGCAATCATCCCGGACAGGAGCTTCACCTTATATTCCGCTTCGGCAACCAGTTCGGTCGGCCATGACTGCATGACCTCATCCTGAATCTTTGCCACTTCCGCCGCCGCATTTTCTCCCTGGGAGCCTTTCAGTTCGTGGCCGTGCCAGAGCGACATCGCCACGAGGAACGCCCCACTTTTTACGGTGAGGGTGATGGCCGCCTGGAAATCGCCGGCTTCAACTGCCTCCAGCTGCTTCAGGTATTCGAGGTATTCAATACGCTGAAGCGCCGAAAGCTGGAACAATGTGACGCTGCTGCCGTTACTTTCCAGCAGTTCGCTCTTTAGAAACATATTTACTCCGGGTCGGAACGGGGCTCACGCCCCGGTTATCAGGAAACAGTGACTTTGCAGATCGCCACAAAGTTACCGTCATTGCTCATAACGATGATTTCTACGGTGCCCGCCGCCACGCCGGTGACAGTCAGGGTATTGCCGTTAACGGTGACCGTTGCTTTTGAAGGATCAGAGCTGGCTACGCGGAAGGATTTATCTGACGCACTGGCCGGAAGGACTGAAACCACCAGTTGCGTTGTGGCTGCGACCGCTACAGCTGCAGTGGATTTATCCAGACTGATCCCCGTGACAGCAATCGGCGCGGTACCGCTGTCCTCTGCCAGCGATGGTTTGCCGTTGTTTGTGATTTTGGCCGTGCGGGTCATGACCTCTTTGGACGTAATGGTTTTACCGAGGCTGCTCACCCAGCCCTTAAACACATCGACAACCCCATTCGGATATTTGATTTTATATCCCCTCACGGTGCCCTCATCGAACCAGTTCACCAGGTCCTGCTGCCCGGAGTCTCCCGGCATCCACGCGAGTGTCAGGTTGGTTTCACCGGCTGATTTCTGCCCCTGCATCGTTGATGTCCAGTCGGCATTCTCATCATCGATGTAGGTGTCATCTTCAGATTCAGCCGTCAGTTCACCGGGCTGCAGGTCTTTAATCTTTGCGAGGCGCAACCAGTCAACGTCTGAAAGCGGATTGGCATAGGGGTCACCGGTTCCGGTGTAAACCCAGAGAGTGGTACCGGCACCTTTTGTTGGCGCCAGCGGGTTTGGTGTGGCCATAGGATCCTCACATTACATAGCTGATTGAATAACTGAGATCGGCTGACCCCCACATCATCACTTCCTCATCTCGCTGATAGTCATAGCCATTTGCATTCATCAGTTCGATTAGGGGCAGCAATTCTGGGATATCAGCCAGAGCGGGGTACACTTTTTCTTCCATCCAGGCATCCAGAGCTGAATCGGTCTCTTTTGCCTTCAAAAAGACCTCGATATGCAGCAGTGCAGTCCACATATCTTCATCCACGCTATCTTCTGAAGCTCTCGCGTCTGTCAGATAGACGGCTACAGCAGGCAAATCTTCTTCTTCCAGAAATCCCGGACGGCCGTCGAACCAGGTTATTTGCTCTGTAATACTGCGTTTCAGGGCCGTCAGAACGGCGGCCCGTATCTGCGGGTGTTTCATCGTTTGAGTATCAACCTCAGTTGGTTTTGCAGGTTCTGGCGCATAACTGCTGGCATGTTTTCGTCCATCAGCCGGGGTAGCTCCGCACGGAAGGCCTCTGTAAGGGGAACAGCCAGTGGAATGCTGACCACTTCAATGGGGTAGCGGTTCTTGGTGGTGCGTCGCAGCACATGCCATCGACCATTTGCCAGTTGCTGGATAAAAGCGCCTGGAAAACGAAACGGGCCTATTCTGAGCACACTGTTTGCACCCGACTTATCCCGTTTTCTGCGGGACAGACGAACACTGGCGGGACCGAGTTTTATGGCGGGGAGATTTCCCCGGTTCACCCGAATAAGTGCGCGTGGTTTACTGACGGTAGCCCGCCGTAACCGGGCACGTTGCTTAACCAGTTTTCGAGGTACACGCGTCGATTTTGAAACGACAGAAACGCTTCGGTTGATGGCCTGCCCGGCAATACGGTTAACCGACTGGGCAGAGGCACGTGGTACGGCCGTTTTGCTGATGCTGTTGAGGTTTGCGATAGCCTGCTCGAGGCCTTTGATCGACATAGCCCCTCCTACTCAATGAAGATACGAGGTTTCCCGTTAAACAGTTCATGACGTGTGACGGTCCAGTTTTTGCCTTCCCAAACCACTTCATCGTTTCGCCGCGGGGTATATTCTCCACTGAATACCACCAGAGACCGTAAATTCCCTGATAACGGCCCCATCTCTTCAAGCAACTCAGCAGAGATAACGTCGTATGTGATTCCGTTAATCAGAGCCGTTTTCCCCATCTTTTTTATGGTGGCCGCGTCCATGCGAGCCGCCATCCGATCAAAGGGATTAGACATTAATCTTTACTTCAACAACGGTGGTGTTTGCCGGTGCATCTTCCCAGGCGATGCCTGCGGCAACGGCATCCGTTTCATCGGTCTGGATTTTGCCGTCCTTCAGATACACCTGCGCCCCGGCAGTAACCGCATCTGCGGATACTTTTGGCAAGAGGAAAACACCCTCAGTAAAACCGTCCCCGGTATCGCCAGCCGGGATATCGGTAATTGCCACCGCGATAAGTTTTCCAACAACAACCGGGTCGCCGCTCTGAATATCGGTTGCACCACTGTTTACCAGCGGGATCGTTTTCCCGTCCTGCGCATAGTTCTTAGCCATAACTTCTCCATTCAGCCCCATGTGGGGCTGGTTTCAGGTATAAAAAAAGCCCTTACGGGCATCTGTTTGTCAGGACTGTTTTTTACTGACCAGTGGATTTGGTCATGCCGCGATGGTCCAGCGCCGCCACACCGGCATCAATACGCACTTTCGTGGCGATACCATCAGTGGTGAAGCCTTCCTGCTGATCGATGTAAGGCGTATCGACACCGTTGAGATAAGCGACCTCGATGGTGTCGGTGCCCTTCGCGGCGGCCAGATACCAGGCTTTCGCATCCGCTTCATCCAGACGCGGTTCAGCGATGACCTCTGCAAAGTTTTGGATCGGGTTAACGATGCCGGCATTAATATCAGCACCTTTAACACTGGCCGACTTGATAGTCTGATTCGCCAGGGTTTCCAGAGCTACAGGCACCAGCATGTAGGCTGGGCGGATATTCAGGGTACGCTCACCTTCCTTTTGCAGGCGCATCAGCTTGCGCGCTTCGTCCAGGCTGGCCACAGAAATTGCGCCCGCGCTCAGGTTCTTGTGATCGGCATGGAACAGCGGTTTGCCGTCGGAGAGCTTCGGGTTTTTGGTCAGGATGGCATAAACCAGATCGCCAATCGTTGCTTTCGCCGCGCGCCCCATCTTCATCGGCACGTCGGTGAGCTGGTTCAGATCGTCGTTAATGATCGCCTGGCGGGTAACAGAGAAAATTTCACCATAAGTGGCAAGCGCGATGGTTTCGCCTTTATCACTGGTAGTGACGTACTTGTACTCCGCCCCCTCGCGAACCTGTCTCAGAGAAGGGAAACCACCCATACCGACACGATGCGCCGTTTTGAAGTCTGACAGCTGGCCTTTTTTGGTCCACAGTTCGAAGGTTTCCTGGGATTCTTCCCAGCCCTGAAGCAGCGCTTTGTTCGCCACATCCAGCAGAATATTGCCAAAGTCAGAGGTGCTGTGCGTCAGCGCCAGGCCAACCATTTGCATCGGATTGTAGCTGGATACACCGATACCTTTTTCTGTCAGGGCCATGCGCGCATACTCGCGCAGCGTCATACCGTTATAAACGTTATCCCGCTCCTGGCCTTCAAAACCGGCACGCGCCATCAGCGCCTGGCGAATACCATCCGCAACGAAATTACCGTTGCCCGCATAAATATGCTGTTGTGTGGTTTTGTTGGATGGCGTGGCCGTTTTACCGAGCTCTGCCAGCAGCAAATCTTTCGCCTTATCAACGGAACAATCAGGGTCGGCCACGCACTGATTTTGCAGTTCCATGTGTTTATTACCGAACATGGCAAAGAGATCACCGATGGCGTTAACACGGGCTTTCTGCTCAGCCATCACCTGCGCGCGGATCGCATTTTCATCCGGCGCCGGGTCAGTTTTTGCCTGCGGTGCCTGAGGCTGGGTAATAACCGGGTCACGCTGGGTAGTATTGCGCGGCGGGGTGAGCATGTTGCGAATGCTTTTTGGCATTTTTTCAAATTCCTCAATACGTTTTGAATGGATACAGGCCATAGCCTGCAGGGATGGAGTCACCTGGTCGGCAAAACCCAGTTCAAGGCACTCGCTGCCGCTCATCCAGGTTTCGTCTTCCAGCATTGCCGCAATTTCTTCGGTGGATTTTCCGGTTTTTTGCGCGTAAGCCGGGATAAGAACGGATTCAACCTTGTCGAGAAGATCCGCATAGTCGCGCATATCGGTCGCATCACCACCAGCAAACCCCCATGGCTTATGGATCATTATGCAATGCTATGAAAATAACTCTCTGAACTTAATGACCTTTTAGTTTACAATTCTCACTTAAAACGGGAACTGCTAAACACCTTGCTATACACAAGCCCCCATTTTCATTAACTCAGCGGACTTAAAAATGACAAAGTCTAGATTTAAAATTCCTTCATTTATTGCGCCTACAATACAATTCATATTAGCGCTCGCAACTTTTATTCTTAGTGTAACCTTCAGCCTTGAGCAAAATAGAATATCAAAACTTCAATACTCACCGGTTTTCATTTTAAACATTGAGCAACTTTACCGGAAGGATTACACACCAACACAATCAGAAAAATTTGATATATTCAACGAGGGTTATTCCATAAACAATTATAACTACAAACTACATTCAATCATGAATGTAGAATATACCCTCAATAACAAATCATATGAAAAAAAATTCTATGTTGATTATTTCTCTGTGAAATCAAAAAAGTCCGGAGGAAAAGATCGCATGTCAGGGGGTATAGGTGAAAACAACATCCTATTATTCAGCAATTTAAAAAAGGAAATCATTAAAAACCTTAATGATAAAGGTATCAATCTAATAAATATTGAACTTAATCATTATTCTGACATCAGTTACTCTGATACAGAACTCAACGAAAATCACGTCTACTTCGCAGATTCTGAACGTATAGCAAAAGATATTTATGAAAATTATTTAGCTGGGATTGATACATACTATACAATTTCACTCTACAGCCCAAACATAGATGATATCATATCAAGAACCTTACGAAGCAAATAGTTAAATATTGATTATATGCAACTCTAGGATTGCGAGTTGCATATGAATTATCAGAACTGTTCCTCAACATAAATGCCAGCTGATATAATTGCACCGCCAATTCTACGCTTACCGTAAAGTAGTGGAACTGGATAACCTTGTGCAGCCGTATTTGTTACCCCACCAAAAGCATAGCTTGCCTGGTTATCTGAGGACTGCTTACTCGCCAACCCAGTTGCCTGCGGGGATAACATTTGAACGACGCCCCCTAAAGTCATTGATGCGCCAGCAGCAAACATCATATTGCTGGCAGCTATGCTCAGTCCTGGCATCCAGATAGATGCAATCACCAGCACCGCGCCCAGAATTGTCTGTACTAAACCCGCCTTCTTGCTCCCAATCACTACGGGCACAATACGAATTTCTCTGCCCACATTAGGGAAATTGAGATCCTGTTCGCCAATGTTCCGCTCACCGACATAAACCGCGTAGGTTAGCCCTCTGGATTTACTACTGTTCAGATATTTTTCGAATCCAGGGATGGTGGCATTCAAGGCCCTGACAGCTTCTCTTGTATCCCTGATAACACGTTGATGTATTTTGCCAAACAGCTTACTGATGTAGCCCCCTGAAACACCAGACAGTAGCTGTATCTCCAGATAAGAGATAGGCTTGAATATATGTCTAACACTAACACCAATTTTGAGATGACCGGGATCCTGTTAGGGCAAGAAGTCCGTAAACGTAAAACTCCTCAGGAGAAGATCGCCATTATCCAGCAGACGATGGAGCCGGGTATGAATGTCTCCCATGTCGCCCGCCTGCATGGTATCCAGCCCAGCCTGCTGTTTAAGTGGAAGAAGCAATATCAGGAAGGCAGCCTCACCGCCGTTGCGGCTGGAGAGGAAGTCGTTCCTGCTTCTGAGCTTACTGCTGCTCTGAAGCAGGTCCGGGAGCTTCAGCGCCTTCTGGGCAAGAAGACGATGGAAGTTGAGATCCTGAAAGAAGCCGTGGAGTACGGTCAGTCGCGAAAATGGATAGCGCACGCGCCCTTGTTGCCAAAGGACGGGGAATAGCCATGGTCAGCCGGACCATGGGCGTGTCGCGTGCGCAACTGTCACTGCGGATTAACCGTTCTGCCGACTGGCAGGACAGGCGCTGTAACCGGCGTAATGAAGAAGCAGACGCAGAAATACTGTCGGCTATCCTCAACATTATCAGCGATATGCCGAGTTATGGTTATCGACGCGTGTGGGGCATCCTGCGCAAGCAACGTCGCACAGAGGGACAGCCACCTGTGAATGCCAAACGGCTTTACAGGATAATGAGCGAGCATAACCTGTTGTTGTTGCATCACAAACCAGAGCGACCGAAGCGTGAACATAAGGGCAAGATAGCGGTGGCAGAAAGCGATATGCGCTGGTGTTCAGATGGCTTCGAGTTCGGCTGCGACAACGGCGAAAAACTGCGGGTAACGTTCGCGCTGGACTGCTGCGACCGTGAGGCCATAGACTGGGCAGCAAGCACGGGAGGCTATGACAGTTCGACCGTGCAGGATGTGATGCTGAGGTCGGTGGAAAAGCGCTTCGGCGACAGGCTGCCCGACACAGCGGTGCAGTGGCTGACGGACAACGGTTCAGCATATACCGCGCATGAAACGCGGAGGTTCGCCAAAGAGCTGAATCTGGAGCCATGTACAACAGCGGTGAGCAGCCCGCAGAGCAATGGCATGGCCGAACGGTTCGTGAAGACGATGAAGGAAGACTATATCGCGTTCATGCCGAAACCGGATGTGAGAACAGCCCTGCGAAACCTTGCAGCGGCGTTCACGCATTACAATGAAAATCACCCGCATAGTGCGCTGGGATATCACTCTCCGAGAGAATACCGGCGGCAGCGGGCATCGTTAACTTAAGATACAAAAGCTGTCCGGAAATGGCGGGTCAAGATCATGCCAAACAGCTTACCAAGAACGCCGCTTAGCTTAATGGTCGTCATTACTTCAGTGTTCTGCATTCTGGCTTCCCCCGGTGGAATAGATTGCCGATAAGGCTGATTTCAAGTCGTATAGCTTTCTCTTACAACTGCTGCCTGGTGCCGGTTGAATATCTTGCAAGCGCTTTGATACAGTCTGACGGTGCATCCCCGTCACGCCAGCCAGTTCGGTAATCGTTAACTGTATTTGTCTCATCGTTACCCCCAAAGATGATGAACAAAAAAAATACAATCCATCATCTTTTCTGTTTTCCGTCATTTTCATGCATTTATAATCAAACAGTTAGCACATGATGATGATGACCATAGAATTCAAAAACGAGCCGTTTCCCGCGATGCCGCCGCCCCGTGGCAGGCATCCCCGCCGGGAGTACCTTTTAAAAAAGGGCAGCATCTGCCGCCCTCCAGTCGTCATGCCGCCCCGCTCGACTTCACCATGCCCCGATAATCCAGCGCCGCCACGCCAGCATCGATACGCACCTTCCATGCAATACCGTCCACGGTGAAGCCCTCCTGCTGCTCCAGATATGGCACATCCATTCCATCCAGATAAGCCACCTCGATGGTGTCGGTTCCTTGCGCTGCAGTGACGTACCACTCTTTGTTATTGGCCTTGTCCAGACGCGGCTCAACCACTACCTGCGCCATATCCTTCACGACGTTAATAATGCCGGGGTTTTGATTCATCGAGCCACTCTGGTCTACAGGGAACAGTGAGGAGGAGGACAGCACGGCGCGATTTGCCAGCCCTTCCAACGCCGCCGGTACGAGAATATAGGCAGGAATGACGTTGATAGGGTCGCCGTTCGCATCCTGCTGCAGGCGCATGGCCTTCCGGGCTTCATTGAGTCCGTCTGTATCCATCCCTTTAGCGATGAGGTTTTTATGATCTGCATGGAACAGTGCTTTGCCATCCGTGAATTTACTGTTGGCAGTCAGCTGTAGATAGACCAGATTGCCGACCGTACGCGCGGCAGCACGCCCCATCGCCTGTGGGATAGTTGAAAGTTGGCTCAAATCATCGTTGATGATTGCCTGACGAGTAATGGAGAAGATATTGCCATAGGTAGCCAGGGCGATCGGCACACCACTGTCGCTGGTTGTGACGTATTTATACTCCGCACCTTCCGGAACCTTAGCAAGTTCAGAGAAGCCGTTCAGTCCCACACGCTTGGCTTCATGGAAGTTGGATAGAGAACCGGTTTTCGTCCACTGCTGGAAAGTTTCACCGCTGCTCTGCCAGCCAGTCAGCACGGACTTTTCAGCGCCACCAGCAAGGATATGAGCGAAATCACTGGTGCTGTGAGTGAAGGCCAGATTCACAATCTGCGAGCGGTTACCGAAACCACTGACGCTGATACCTCGATCCACCAGCGATGCCTGCGCCATTTCAAACAGGCTCATCATGGCATAAGGGTTTCCCCGTTCGGCGCGTTCGTGGCCCAGACGGGCAAAAAGCCCCTGGCGGATAGCATCACCGGTAATGTTGCCATTACCTGCATATATGTGAGCATCCGTGGTTTTGTTCGACGGTGTCGCAATCTTACCCAAAGATGCCAGGAGCATGTCTTTCGCTTTTTCCGGTGTGCAGTCCACATCCTCCAGACACTGCATTTTCAGGGCATCATGTTTTCCGCCGAACATAGCAAACAGGTCTTTAATTCCATTGATGCGATTTTGTTCCGGTACCGCATTATTTGTGGAGCCTTTGGGACTGGTGATCATCCCTTTAATATCTTTTGGCATATGCTCAAAATCCTCAATTCGTTTTGACTCAATACAGGCCATTGCACTGACAGCGGGTAACAATTCGTCAGCAAAACCCTGCGCCACACATTCACGGCCATCCATCCATGTTTCATCCTCCAGCATTTCCGCCAGTGATTCGGCTGATTTACCCGTTTTGCGTGCATATGCCGGGATCAAGACACTTTCGACTTTATCCAGAAGTTCGGCATAGTCGCGCATGTCGTTGGCGTTCCCACCAGAGATTCCCCACGGTTTGTGAATCATCATGAGCGCGTTTTCAGGCATAACGATACGGTCGCCAGCCATTGCAATAACTGACGCCATAGAAGCGGCCAGACCGTCGATCTGCACGGTGACTTTTGCCGGATGTTTATTCAGGAGGTTATAGATAGCGATGCCGTCGAAGACATCGCCACCTGGGGAGTGAATGTGAAGGTTAATATGTGAGATATCGCCCAGAGTTTTCAGATCCTCGGAAAACTGCTGGGCAGTGATACCCCACCCACCGATCTCCTCGTAAATGCTGATATCAGCACTGTTACCGCTGCTGGCGGCTTTAATGGTGTACCAGCCTTTCATTTGACACCTTCCGTAACTGAAAAGCCGCTTTCATCAAGCCAGGCATTAACAGCGTGCCGAACAATCTGCGCAACCCCGGGTAATGGCTTCCCGGGGTGAGCTTTCAAATGATCAAGGCGGTACTGCTTAAGTCGTAAAACGGTCTGCGCGTCCAGATGTACAGAGCCGCCTTTGGTCTCGCTAGGGTTTAAAGTGTTAATGTCACTCATGGTGTCCTCTACTGTATAAGTAAACAGGACTCAATGATTGATCACTAAAAGTGGTAAGTAAAACAATATCTATCATAAAAATAGATTAATTGATTTTAAATGCAAAAAAAACGGGTTTTCCCGGCAGTACGAAATTGATTCTAGGGAGTAAAAAACCCAGCCGAGGCTGGGTTTACTTAGCGGTCTTTTCAGCTGCAAATACTGCAGAGAGGGATGACAAAAACTTTACCACGTTTAGGGTAAATGATTTTGCCGGAAGGGTCTTTCTTGTTAGCCCGAAAGATGACTTCACAAGAATTACCACAGCGTGGACAGTAACCAGTTGCCATGACGTTTATCCTGTTCGTATACACAGCTGTAATCCTATCCAGCCTTGTGTATGCCCCGGTTAACCGCTATTCTTAAGTTTCGACGCATAAGAGTTACAGTTAACCTGTGCTCTGGAAGAAATTCCGTTTTCTTCCCCCTAAAGCCCTGCATAACAGCAGGGCTTTTTTGTTTAGTCATTTGCCGGCTGAGAGACTGCAAACGACTCAATGATTGTGCTAATCCTTTTCGCCTCATCTTTGGTCAAATCGCGAGGCAAATTACCGACAATGACGGTGAGATCATCCCGAAGGGGGATCGGCAGATCAAAGGTCTTTACTAAGAATTTATTCGAGATCACTAAAGACGGAGCGTACTTAACAGGCGATCTGCGCTGCTTCACGGTCACATCTTCACCTTTCTCATGTGCAATAAATTTTGTCACAGCTCCGTTAAAGCGGCTGATGTACGATTTCTGGGTATCTTCAGCAATACCATTCGCCATAACGTAGGTGTTAATGATGCTGTTTGTATCCCACGTATCCGCAGTTGCGGTCTCCGAGATGTAATCCTTTACCAGATAGCAAACGCTACGCACGTTGCCAGCGGTATTTGGAGAAGCACCAGTAATCTCAACATACTGATCAATAAAGTTGTAAAAGTTAGCCTTGGACAAGTCCATAACTCTAACCTCCTAATGCAAGTGTAGCTCGTCATATGATCATAATGGCACAAACCCTCCTCCCTCGCAAGATCACAACACGCAAGATCTTTAAAGATCGATAGGATTGGAAAAGCATTGTGAGTTGGAGTGATGTGAAGTGAATTGAAGTTAATAGCAATGATGCATAATGATAGGGTAAACCGCAAAGTATGCATTGTATGGTAAGGGATGTTTCGCATTAGCTTTATTGCATGTCTACCATCGCGCATTTCTTGCCGCACTTTTCCCCCCGCGCACCTAGGTGCGCAATCCAACATGCACCGTATAGCCATGAATACCAGTAATGGCGCGGGTTTGCGGATGATTAATGTCAATCCGCGCACTTTCTTCGTATATACATGGGAAAAGTGCGGCAAATGTATGTTTTATGAGTATTTCGCGCATCGCGCGCATTTCTTGCCGCACTTTTCGGGTTAAATTATCGTGATATCTCCTGAATCATCGATAAAGATAATATTTTCCCTAACGAGTTTATCCAGCCAGCGTTTAAAGCCTTTGCGGCCGTTCTCTCCAAACAAAGTGGTAATATCATCACGTATAACAGAGACATTACACGGTTCACCTTTGGCTTTTCGGCTCCGGATTGACTGCCATAGTGCAGCGTGGTTCCCGGTCAGGTGCTTGATATCAGCCAGTTCCGGATCAGGTTCTCGCGCCTCTCGTGGCAGGTCCTGCACCACCAGCGACGAAATCAGTTCGCCATCGCGATCAGTAAACAGTTCCACCGTGCGCAAATCGAATGCTGCCTGTTTTGGCTCCTCCGCATCTTTCATCTTTGTGCAGGTCAGGATTATCGCCCCACCATCACCCTCGCGCCGGACATTGAACTCAGCATCGAGCGCAGCCCTGAAAGCACTGGAACCACGTGCACCTTTGGTATCGTCTTTTCCTGAATGATGCACCACCAGCAACGTGGCGCCAGTCTCACGCTTGATGACGTCGCAGCCTTCGATAAACGCCCCCATATCACGAGCATCGTTTTCATCGTTACCACCGAAGCACCGCGCTAAAGTATCTACGACAATCAGGCGAACCGGCTGTCCCGTTCTGGACTTAACATCACGCGCAGCTTTGATCATCTCCTGCATTTCCTCACGGCGAACCGGGAAAACCGGACGGTTTACCAGATACAGATTATTCAGTTTCACACCGTGTCTTTTCTCCCACGCCTTTATTCGCCGCGGGACGCCAATGCCACCTTCACCCACTACGTACATCACAGCTCCGGCTGATACCGACTTCCCAGCCCACTTCATCCCGGCTGCAACGTGGCAAGCCCAGGACACCGCCAGAAAACTTTTATACGAACCGCTCGGGCCGTAGATACTGCTCAGGCTGTTAGCGGGAAGGTAACTCTTTAACGTGTAATCCTGCTCCTGATCGTACCCATCAGAGCCCACGCTTAAAGGAAGACTGTGCCGCAATGACTCCTCCCCTATAGATACTTCAACCTGCTCGCGCAAACGGGAAAGATATTCCCTCCAGTCTTCTGGCTCATGGTCGGGAATGCCTTTATACAATTTGGCATCCTGCACGCCAGCCACCGCCAGCTTTTCAGCAATGTGATTAATCTGGATAGGCTTTATATTCCCGGCCAAGTAAATCCGCACAGCATGACGGCCATCATCCACAATGCGCAGGTTATCCAACTCAGCCAGTTGTTTTGGCCCAAGGTAAACTGGAGGAGTGGTATCTTCGGCAATCTGTTTACCAAGCCCCTCTTCCCAACCCTTCGCATGGGCGTATGCTTCTGACCCGGCAAAAATAACTGCCTCCGTGAATTTTTCTTTTGGCAGGAGTTTCAGATTCGGTGCATTTTTCATTTCAGCCCCTTATCCCATCCGTCAGATCCAACACTCAGCGGCAGGGCTGAACGCAGCTCAGCAATTTTTTTACGCCCATTTTCTTTCGCTTCCGCCTGGCTTTTCTCCGTTTCCTCCGGAAGGTACTTAAATTCACCCGTGAACCGGTATTCAGAGCAAATGCATTCGCTGTCATACCCGTCGCGGATATATGTCACACGACCGAACGCCACGCACTTAACAGTGATTTTTTCACCGTAGTTATTTTTCCAGCGGCTGTGTGCCTCGATTTTTGGTTGAGCAACGCCCTCAGGCTGAACCTGATTGAATTTTTTAATCATGAAGTTATTCCTTGTCGGTAGCTGTTAAACCATATGCATCAGCAGCCTGACGAACTGCCTGGATAAAACCTTCCGGTGTGGCCACGATTTCATCCGAACGAAGGCGGCGCTCTGTAACCTGACCGTTTTTAACCGTCACCAGGACGCGTATCTCGTAATCAGCGGGTAAGTCGGACTTATCCATGGCGCACCTCCATTGGCACAGCTTCATTGCTGTAAGGATCGCTACCCAGGATGCTCCATAGGGTGCGATTCTCAGGATCCATAAACGATACTGAGAGCGGGCTTTCGGTCCGGATTTTGGCGGCAAAGGTTAACTCCCAGCCACAGAACTTTGCACGGGCAGTGTCTTCAGTATCTGCAACGGTGCGCAGAACTATCGGGAGACAAGAATGACCTCGCGGTGTGCCAAGGAATAGCCATGTAAATTTGGGGCGAGTTTGGGTATGCTGTATTCCAGCCATAGTCGTTACTCCAGTTAACGGTTGATGGTTAGACGCCCTACTGTGTTGCGAGCACTCTAGGGCGTTGTCTTATAATCCATTCACATGATAAGGTGTGTACCTATTTTTTGATACTATGCAATAGGTACACACATGTCAACATCTATTAAACGCGATAAACAACCGAAAGGGGGAGGCAAAGCCCCAGCATTTCAGATTCGAATTTCACCTGATTTAAAGCAACAAATTTCTGAGATTGCGGAAAAAGAAGGCGTTAGTCTAGGGAATTGGATCAAAGAATTGATTAGAAGTGAACTTAAAAAAAATGGAATCACTCCTAAAGGTTAACTATAAATTAAAAAGGAATTGATATGAACTCTGGGTTAAAGTTTAGTGAAATTAGTAAAGAACAATTCGACATTTATTTTTACGGTCGCTCCCCCTATCTGAAAACATTCTCGCAAGAAATTCGCTGGTTTAAATGTGAAGAAAATGACATAACATTATTATGTACCATTATAGTTTGTAATATTGACAATGATTATAACGCAATAGTTCTGGGAAGAGATTTAGATAAAAAATTCAGAGCTATAAATGTTTTAGCTTCATATGATTCAATGGATACTTTACTTGAAAATCTGAACGATAGCATTCCCAAAATGCTTTCTCAGCATCACAACGGCACGTTCATGCAAGGCGATGAATCAGCAAAACCTTTTTCTTTGTTTTTAAGTAAAGTGCCAGATGAAAAAAGAAACATTTATATAAAAATGCTACTCGAAGATCCACTACATTTCCCTGCCTACATTGTCCTTGAGGAGTTGGCATATTGGTTCAAAGACCCAGACGGAATATTTATTCGGGATTTCCAAAGTGATTCCTTCAACTCAAGATTATTTGAATTATATTTAAATGCCGTATTTTACGAACTCGACTTCGAGATGAACAGAGAATACAACCAACCTGATTTTTTACTCTCGAAATTCGGTGAAGTTATCTCTGTAGAGGCTGTAAGTATTGCTGAAACGGAAGATCCTCTTGAAAGAAAAGAAGTTAACCAAGAACAAATGGATGAGTTAAGAACGCATGTACTCAAGGTGATGCCTTTCAAGTTTGCAAGAAGTTTGTTAAAAAAGGTCCGGCATCGTCCTGAGCCAGAAAAAGTTCATTATTGGGAACTCGACCATACTAAAAATAAACCATTTATTATAGCCATGCAAGATTATTCAAAAAGAATGTCTATGGCGTTTTCAAGTGAGGCTCTACATAGTTATTTGTATGGTGTTGATATAGAGTCTGGTACATCGATTGAAAAACACATTGATGGTAATAGAGTTATAAAATCAAATTTTTTTGGATCTGAACAAAACAATTATGTGTCTGCAGTTTTACTAACTACTCAAGCTACCATACCAAAATTTAATCGTATGGGAATCCTTGCAGGTATAGAAGCAAAAGGATTTAAAATTCTCGTTAATGGTGTTAAAACAGACCAAGAGGCTAATCCTTTCCCTTTTACGGCAGATGTAAGCGATCCTAACTACCAAGAACCATGGTGTACAGCCGTCTATATGTATCATAATCCAAACGCTATTCACCCCGTTGACTATAGATTATTTCCAAATATGATACATGTCTTCCAAAAAGAAGATCATTTCGAAGAACTAGTCCCGAGAGACTATATAATTCAATCAACAACAATGATATTTAAAACAGAATAATCTCAGTTTTTTGGATAACTAAAGGATGATTAATGCGGATTATATTCCGCATTAATCGTTCTTAATCAGAGCCATTCCCCCCGAATCCAAGCTTGTACCTCAGAAAGTCGATATGCAACGGCTGACGGCCCAATTTTGATTCGCTTAGGAAATTTTCCTTCCTGTTCCATGCGCCAGCGCGTTGAGTTAGACAGCGTGGTCATAGCCCGGCATTCAGGTTCGCGAATCATTCTGTCAAGGTCAGGCATGTACTGGAGATCTTCTTTTTTCACTACGGATAACATAGCCATATCAGGCACTCCTTTTCTTAATTACTTTTACTGTATTTTCTTCACCCACCAGCCCATCAAGGTAGTCAACCCATCGGTCCAGTGCTTCTTGCTTTTGAGGGATATACTTGCTGCGGTTATAGATTCCGGCCACGCCCTTTATGGTATGCCCCAGCAGCTGCTCTACGACTATAAAATCAACGCCCATATCGTTAAGACTTGTCGAGAATGTTCGTCTCAAATCATGTAATGACCAGCGTTTTTCATGTTTCAGGGAGGTAAAGTTAGTGCATCCCATCGTGCTGACGGTTGAATCAGATTTAAGTTCGCCAATTATGTAGCCTCTCCTTTTAGTCTCTTCATGCAGGTTTACGATCCACTGGCGCATTTTTTGAGGAACGGGGCGAATAATCTCTTCGCCGTTTTTACTGTGCTCTTTAGGTACTGTCCAAATCCATTTATCGAAGTCCCACTCATCCCATGTTGATAAACGGGCCTCACTCAGCCTGCAACCAAACACAAGGCATAAAATCGCCATCCTTTTTTTGTAATTCATCACACGGGTTTTGCCTTTACCATGAAAGTACACTCCCCACAAATCGGCGACGTAGCTTTCCTCAAGTAGCCGCTCTCTCTTGTTCTGATACTTACCAATATCGCCAGGGCTTAAGTCGTCCAGCACATTACACCGCACATACTGGCGTACCCGGCAGTATTTGAAGATCTGCTTTAACTCAATCAGCATTGCAGCAGACTGAACCGGCGCGATTTTCTTTATGCGGTCGAAGCACTTGATCCAATCTGACAGACCGCATTTCTCGACAGGAAACCCGCCGATGTAAGGAAAAATGTATTTCTCATAACGGCGGTAGAGACGCACAGTCTCTTTGCGTTTTTCTCTGGCATAGTTATCAAACCAGTAATCGATAGCGTTCTTAACTGTCACTGGAGTGAAGAGGCTCTCTTTGGTGAGTTTATTCTCTATCCTTGGATCAAGTCCCTGTGACAGCCATCCCCGACACTCGTCCCTTTTCTCCCTGGCCTGTTTAAGGGTCATATCTGGATACTTGCCTAACGTCATCCAGACGGGGGCACTTTGTCGGCCTGAATGCCTAAAGAAAAAAACAAAGCTTACTGTGCCACTCGTGCTAACCCTGACAGACAGCCCCCGACCATCGGCAACCATCTTTTGACGCTTCTGCGGTTTACCATGTAAGGCTTTTAGCGCCTTGTCGCTTAACTTGTTCTCGCCAGCCATAAAACCTCATTCTGCAATACACATTGCAATACACACTTAGCTGCAACGCCGAAAAACAGTAGAAAAGCAATGCAAACAACATTCCTTTCTTCTTCATAGTTAACAATGAGTTAATGAATGAATCCGGTTCTTCATGCGTACCCATGAGGTAGTGTGAAGGATAATGGATCATCATCATCGTGTTTTCAGGCATGATGACCGGATTGCCTACCATCGCGATCACCGAGGCCATGGAGGCCGCCAGGCCGTCGATATGAACGGTAATCGCCGCACCGTGGTGCTTCAGCGCGTTATAGATAGCAATACCGTCGAAGACATCACCACCGGGTGAGTTGATGTGAAGGTTGATGTGGGTGATGTCACCAAGTGCCCGGAGATCATTGACGAACTGCTTCGCCGTTACGCCCCAGTACCCGATTTCGTCATAAATAAAAATGTCGGCCTCGCTGTTATTGCTGGCCTGCATGCGGAACCACGAATTACTTTTTGCGCTGGCTTTCGGACGGTGGCGCGCCCGGTTCTTTGGCTTCGGCACTGGTGCCTCCTTTATCATTGGCGGGGTCGGTGTCAAACACCAGGCCCTGTTCTCGGTTCTCATCAACCTCCGCTTTACGGCGTGACTTCACATCATCCGGGTTGCGACCGCTGGCACGGATCCAGTCGGATTCGGTGGCCGCACCGCCGCGGATTTGCGTTTTCCAGGCATTGGCTTCTTTAACGGGATCAATCCACGGCATAACGGGTCCCGAATAAACCGCGTTATACAGCGTGTCCATATCGATGCCTCTCGGCAGCTTGATTTCTCCGGCAGCAATAGCCATCTTCAGCCAGGCCCGGTACATTGGCCGGGTCACTGAACCGATGAACCAGTCCTGCAGAATCAGATATCCGTCGGTTGACTCGACAAGCTCCTGCCGCTGGGCACTGTATGTGCCATTGTAGTTTCTGGATGTACTGGAAAAACTGAGGCGACTGCCCGCAGATACCGCCCGCAGTTGTCCATTACGAAACGATTCGAGGTTAGGGTTCGGGCGATCGGATTTAATCATCCCGATTTCTTCCCCTGCCTGCAGTTCGTCATAGAGCATACCGGGCTGAATCATCAGCTCGCGGTCATCGCTGCTGGTATCTGAATCGAAACTCTGTCCGTCGCCTTTTTTGATGTACATGCCGAGTGCCGCAGCAATTCTTGCTGCAGTAAGCTCAGAGTCCTCATATTCTTTCAGCGCGCTCAAGCGCATCAGGACACCAGACAAAAGAGACGTTCCGCGGGTCTGGTGCAGGCGGCGGGTGAATTTGAGATGGAGCATGTTCTCAGCATCTATCTCTTTCGTATCGAACTGTCGCCCGGACACCGGCAGACTTTTATAGACCTGATATTTTTTAGGCCGTCCCCAGTTATCGACAAAAACGCCCTGATTAAGCTGGGTGGCTGCATCACTGTTCATCGGCACGAAATCAGGCTCCAGCGCTTCCAGCCAGAACGGCACGCCAGCGACCGGCTGAAGCCCATTTCCGGTACCGCTTACCAGCTGAGCAAAAACCTCGCCGTCCCGGAGCCACGTTCGCAGCATCAACCGCTCAAGCATGGGCCGGGTAAACTGGGTTGTGACATCGGGTCTTACGGACCATTCGCCCCACTTTCTGCGGATATCAGTGGCAAGCTTTTTGGCGATCTTCCCGTTACTCAGCATCGGATGTGGTTCAACTATGATGCCCTTCGCACCCACCACCCTTTCTTCCAGCTTGTCGAAAACGCCGATCACCAGATCGTGGTTGTTGTCCAGCCAGCGCGCCTGCTGCCTCAGTGAAACCGCCCCCATCTGGCTAAGCTGATCGGCTGAGCGATTTTCCTTCTGGGCTTTGTGGGTACGCGTTTGCTTTACCGCCTCATACGCCTTAATGACTGCACGGGCACGCAGGCGTGAGGCTTTCCAGCCTGGAGAAAACAGGCCAATCGCATCATCTAAAAGACTCATCCAAACCTCGCCAGCCTGTAGCCGGGTCGCCCGCGGCGTTTGTTATTGAGCGTTGCCAGTCGGCACTCCCATTCCTGACGGCCTTTTCTGATTTCCGACAGGTTTTCGAGCGTCATCTGCTGCCCGTTGAAAGTGATTGATTTCCCTTCCAGAACAGACAGCTCTGCAGCAGCGTAGCGGTCGATCATGTTTTGAATATCAGCTGGACTCACACCCAACCTCCTGACGAAGACCACGGATTAGCCTGTTCAGTTACGGGCTTCTCACGTTTTGGTTTTGATTTAGATTTCGGCGCAGGCGACGGGGATGGCACTTCGCCAGTTTCCGTCTGCGTGTCCTCGATCCACGTTTCCCGCCGTGCCCACTCAGGAGCTGACGGCCATTTAATTTTTTCGTATCCACTAAGGATGGCGAGCGCATCTGCATAAACGAGCAGGTCGAATGCTTCGTTTGCGCCCCGGCCGGGCTTACTCCACTTCCCTTCATTCGAGCGTTCCTCATATGTCAGTTCGTCATAGAACCAGCTGCCCAGCCAGGCGGGGAAATGCACATAGCCAGGGCCGGGTGAATCACGCCACAGCGCATTGTTCACCCGGTCTTTAAGGGCATCGGTCTGGAGAAGATAAAGAGGCACATCCCCGGTCGCCTGTGCGCGGCGTGTTGATCTGCCGGTGTTGTCGGGAAACGTTCGCTGGATAAGTTTGCTGCGACGAACACTGTCACCTTTGAAGAGATAGATACGCTTACCCAGCCCCTCCCGGCGGCATCTGCGCCAGAACTTGTAGGCATTATCCGTCACACCGTCCTCGCCCCCGGAGTCCACGGCCATCGACATAAGCCGCATGCCCTTTGACGGGTCAGATGCCAGAGGCCACGTTTTCTCAAAGACGTCAGTGAGCAAAAGATCCCAGTCCTCCGGATAGCTTGCCGGATCAACCTGAATACTTTCCCCGTTGCCGTCACAGCGCAGCGAATACCGTATGTTGTAACGGTCAACTATCCAGCGCTCACCCATACTTCCGTAACCCGTAACCTGCACTACAAATCGCCGGTCACGCCCGGCCTGCACGTCCACGGTCGCGGTGAGAAACTGCACGCCGTCCGGTACCGAACGTTTTAGAACATCCTCGGCACGCTGCTCGAGCAATTCACTTTTACGCTGCTCGAGGCTTGCCCGCGGCAGATAGGGTCTGCCGAAATCGGTGTTGATCACCGTTTTCAGGGTTTCTTCGCTGCGTGTGGATTCGTATTCCTGCTCGGCGGTCAGGTACTTATAAATAAGTTGCGCCCAGGTCTGGTATGCAGCTGCCGGACCTTCCATCCAGAAGGAGGCGATACGGGAACGACGGCCATCACCACTTACCTGACCTTTACGGTCGATACTCTGCCCATCCCTCAGCCAGACACATTTCATGTTCAGCGCACGCTTCATGTCCGGTGTGATCCTGCCTTTACAGGCCGGGCACTGTAGAAACGCGGCTTCACTGGCCAGCACGGGATCGCTGCTGTCGCGGTACCCGGTCATATTGTCCATTTCCGGCTGGAAATACTCCCCACAATGCGGGCATGGCCAGTAAAGGCGGCGGCGGTCGCCACGGTTATAGAGTGATAAAATTCCGGTAGTTGGAGGGGCTTCATGAGGCGTGGTTCGCCGCCATTTTGTGTCTCTGATATCCCTGCCGGGTGAACTCTCAACCAGCGTCATCCCGGAGGACATAAATGTCGTGGTACGTTTCGACGCCAGTGAAAAAGCGTCGCCCTCCCCGTCGATATCTTCAGGAAAGCGGTCGTAATCCGTCAGCGCCACACTTTTATAGTCAGAGGACGACATAATATTGACGGATGGCCAGCCGAGCTTCAGATAGTTACCGGCGCGGAATGTACGATCGTAGACGTTATTATCGTTACGCCTCGGACTTAACCGGTTTTTAACTTCAGGGCTGCAGCGAAAAGTACGGTCCAGACGTTTTTTTGAATGCTCGCGCGCCTTTTCCTCTGATACCTGAATGACGAGCATATCTGCCGGATCGCAGACGATGTTATAGACAATCCAGCCGTCAATCAGCCCGATGGTTTTACCCGTTCGCGCCGGGCCAACAAACACAACCGCATCGTATTCACGCGAGGCTAGGCAATTCATCGGCTCAATCACATAAGGTGCAAGATCCGGGTCCCATGGAACGGAGTTTCCTGCCCCCATTGGCACGCGCATATATGTACCGACCGCATCGGCCACCGGCATACGACGCGGGGCACGTAAAATACCGGAAACATCGCGGCGGATGCCCCTGGCGGATGCCCGCTTTGCCATCAGTCCTCCTCTGGCTCTTCCTCCTCTGTTTCAGCGTCCTTCACCCTCTCCGCCATCTGGTCGCGCAGGTCATCGATAACGTTTTGTACGCGGGAAACCGCAGTCGGCGTTAATGCGCAGTCGCGTTCAAGTATGTCAGGGAGAGTTTCAAGTACCATGACGACGGCTTTCGCCATCAATGAGAATTCACGCGCCACTTCATCAGCGGGTATTAACTGCCCCGTATCTTGTTCAAACTTCAGCCTCTCGTTCTCTGCTTTCCAGTGAGCGAGCCTGTCGGATGGATCCATATCGTCGATATTCGTCGATACGGTGGGGATCATCAGTTCGGTCAGAATGTCTGTAACCAGATAGAGCTTTAATTTGCTGTTGCTGCCTGGCGCAGGTTCGACATTTTTCAACCTCGCGGCAACCGTCTGACGGTGTACGCCGGTTATCCCGGCAAGCTGGTTGATATTCAGTTTTAATGCGGCGATTTCCTGGTCCATGATGGTGAACACTTTTTAAACGATTCGACATCTTGCGAAAACGGCTTTTAAACAAATCAAAGGCCTGCATAAATGATGATGATGACCCTAGATCGCAAAAACTAGCCGTTTTCCGCGCGCCAGCCGCCCCGTGGCAGGCCACCCCACCGGGAGGACCCATCAAATGATAATGATTATCACCTGCACCTATGAGAAGGCATTTCTTTAGACGTCTAAACGTCTATTGCTTCTCGTAAGCGCTGACCATATTGCGATGCGCATAAAAAAGCCACCAGCGGATGCCAGTGGCTTGGGTGTGGCAATCAGGAATGGATTCGAACCATTGAGCCAGAAGATATTGGTCGTCTGCACCATCCTCCAGCTTATAGCAGCGTCACGCTTCGTCCGGATCGGTATTTTCCGACATCTCGCGCACCTGATTAATGTGTTTCGACATTATCACAGGCACTCAGTGAATGCCTGCTTGAATGCCTATCCCTTTGAAGGGATATTTAGTGCTTTATCCCATGGAGGGGATATTGCCATTACTATGAGCCTACCCATGGTTATGACGATAAAACCACCCAAGATAGCTACTGTTTGTATATCAGGGTGTTGCTTTGTATTAGCCCTGGTTAAGGTAAACATTCAGCCCGTCAGTGGTTGGACACTGGCGCACTCTGTCGCGGGGGGATGGCTGATTACCTCCGAAAAGGAAAATACCCATGGGTTCCATGTCAGAACTGGAAAAAGCAGTTGCAGATTTACAACGTGAATTAAAGATTGAAAAAGCCACCAATAAACTGGTTTTTTCTTTGATTATTGAAGCTGTTAACAAGCTGTCACCAAAACAGAATGTTGGGGACGTTCTGATGGAAGTACTGAAGGAGGTTACACCGCCTGAAATTTCATCTGCCCCAGATGCTCACGAAGCGATTAAGAGAGTTGAGAAAATAATTCAGAAGAAGCAACCGCGTTCGTAACTTCCTGAATTAAATCGTCAGCGGCTCGGTGCTGAGCCGCATTCACAATCTGATCGATTACAGTTTTCGCGTGAGTTTCAGCGCGCTGCTTGTAACCTTCAAGAGTAAAGTCTGCCGTAATGTCTTCACGATAAGGTACAGTCAGCATTGTTTTCTTATCGATTTGTACTTTGACGTCTCCGCCAATAGCCTCAACCGTTTTACAGTCCAGTCCCTCTGCTGAAGAGTAACCATTAATTTTTAAGCTAAACGATTTTTCAGTCGGGAACTCAACCTCATACGAAATCATAAGAACTCCTGTTATTTATGGCGCCACCAGGCATTTTCTTTGCCGATGCCATCAGTTTTGAAAACGGTATGTACCAGAGGGCCGGTGACCAACCTGTCAGCGAATGACTGCGCAACAATGCCGAACGCCATCATGTCACCCACCGCGGCGCCAGCCTGTTCTTTCTTCCAGAACCGATAACTTTCTATCCTGTAGTAAAGACGGATGATGCCGTGAGCGAATGCCATGACATCAGCGCGGGTGCCACCCAGCAGACCAGCGTTAAGCATCACATCGCTGCGGTGCGATTCAATGAATTCCTGATAGATACGCTCAGGATGATTCTGTTTCGCCCAAGTATCGGCGTAGGTCTTCGGTTCAGAACCGACATAAACCTTGCCGGGCTGCATTTCTTCCCATGGCGCGCGAAGCATTTCGACATCGGTACCATCTGTACACCAGACGAACCGGTATTCAGGGTGTTCTCGCAGGTGCTGCCAGATGTGCAGCCAGCGACGGAAGTAGACATTCATCTTCACGTCAGGTACGAGATACAGCTCAACATCTGCCGGGGCCGTCAGTAATTCATCCACCAGCGCTATACGACCACACTGGCGAAGCGAGGCTGCCCATTTGCTCAGCATGTCAGGCGAGGCCGACATTTTTGTGCCGCGCTGCGGGTCAGGCTGACTGGTAAGCAGCGTTGTGATAACTACATCGCGCTGCTGACGGTATTCAACGTAACCAGTAAACCCGGAATCACGCCGTTCGTTGTGGATCTTCACGTTACGTTCCACCAGCGCCTGTCGGTCGGGGCGCGGTACCGAACGCTCTACGGCTTCATGCTCATCGAGAGAATGGATTAGCTTTTCTGAACCGACCACATCACCGTAAGCCCACGTCGTCAGGCCAGCGTTATGGATACGTAGCGCGAGGTCACTGTGTTCGTACATGCCGCGACCGTATACCGGATCGAAACCACCAAACTTCTCGATAGCGCTGCGGTGGTAATACAGCATCACGCCACGCTGCCCGGTGTAAGCGATGTGCTTATCATCCCGGTACAGGACCGCCATATCCTTCAGCTTATTCGTCCCTGCCAGATCGAGAAACTGGTAAGCAAGGTGCGGTTCGGGTGATTCGATGTATGGCAGGTGCCAGTTATCGGCGATCGGATAAGCATCATCATCCCATAAAAAGATATGCTCACACCCGGCGTCCATCAGCGCGGTTAAACTGGCGTTCTTCGAAGCAACAATGCCGAGTGATGTTTCATGGCGAAGCAGCTGCATGCAGTCAGGTACTACTACGACAGGTTTTGAACCATCATCGACCACCACCACCAGCGCACCAGCTGGCAGATGCTTCTGGTGCTGCTCAATAGCACGCTTTAAAACGTCCGCCCGGTTGTGGGTTGTAATCGCAATGCCAATCCGCGCTGAAATTACGCAGGCGGGTGCATACGGGACACCATCAATCGTGACCTCCATATTAACCCCATTGAATAATGTTTATTGAAACGCTAAGTTCAATGCACTTATCTTTGATGAATGGTGAATGAAATGGATCTTGTTCCATCCCGGAAAGAGTTAAACAGGGCTAAACGTTGTATTGAACGCATGAGATCGGCAACATCCTACGATGAATATGATGAGGCATGGAGCGATTTTCTAAGTCGAATTGAAAATGTTTTCAGCAGAATCAAGGTTGCAGCTGAAACTCATAAAAAGTATCCATCGTTCTCATCTAGAACGAATCACCTTCGGGCTACAGATAGTTTGCTTGTCTATCTCAAACAGGCGCGCAATTCAGTCCATCATGGAATTGCAGATACGTCCAAATATGTTACTGGCGGATTCGGCATTAATCCTGTTGCACCAGGTGGGAGCGTTCACATCAAGTCGTTAACTTTTGATAAGAACGGTAATATTAATATTATAGCCGGGTCGCCTATTAAAGTTAACGTAATACCTAGTTCGGTAGAAGCAATACCATGTCGAAACAGAGGCGTTACATACAATCCACCAGACTCACATTTAGGTAAAGCTTTAAAAACTAAAAGCCCAATTGATATTGCTGTATTAGGCATTGAATTCTACGAATCTTATCTTGCAGAGGCTGAAAATATATTCCTCAAACAATAATTTGTTATTCTAATTGTGGCAGTTCGCCTGCCACGCTTTGTTATGCGCCAGGATGTCTTTCTTCGTCTGGCGGTCCATAACGTCGATGTCGTGATCAGTCAGGTAGATTGGCTTTACCCAGTCACAGGCGGTATCAACCACCACCGGGACGCTTCCACGTGTCACGCAGCTCGCGATCAACATCGTCATCAGGCATGTGATTGACAGTCTGCTGTACATTGCTGGCCTCTTTAGTGACTTCAGCTTTACGTTCTGCCGCCGCAACGCTCGCCGCTGCGTTCTCTTCGGTGCGCTGCTTATCAGCTTTGGCTTCCGCCTTGCTGGTGCCGCGAATATGGCCCAGGCCGAAAGCGCCGGCGATCGCAGCAATGACTGCTGCAACAATACCAATTACCGTTTCAAATCCCATAGTGACCTCAGACTAGCACTGATTTCGCCAGGTTAAACAGCGCGCGGCGTTTATCCAGCCCGTTACGGCCGCCATTAATAAGCAGCGTGACGCGCTCCACGTCTCCTGAATGAAGCAGACAGCCGTGAGAGACATAGAACCATGCAGCTGAGCGAGCAGCGTATTCATCCTGTTCCAGCAATTCAGGCTGGGTTACAAGGTCCAGCTTCAGTGCGTGGCCACAGTTGCGGTAATTGCTAAGCCCGGTGATTTGCTTCAGGCCGCGTCCGCGATATTTCCATCCATCACCTGCAACCTGGTTGCCCAGGTTCTTTTTACCCCATTCACCGCCGTAAACCAGATTAGCTATCGCTTTCTGATTTGCCGGTTGCTTTGCCGTTCTGCCGAGTGCGGCGGCCTGCTGTGCAGTAATGCGATGCTTGCCAAACGTAGGTACCAGGTTTTCTGCCGCATAGTTCAGGTTTTCCACCAGCCGGGTGAAACCGCCGGACTCATGGCCCATCTGCGCTATAAACATGGCCTGATCAAGCGGTGCGGTGATGCCGTATTCCTTCATAGCGGCGTCGATATGCGGAAACCAACGCGCAGCTAACTCGGCGCTTAGCCCAGCCGCCTTCTCAAATTGTGATTGGTTCATTAGTGCCTCAGAAGATCAACCAGACGTGCCAGATTTCCCCGGACCTTCATAATAGCTGCGCATATCAGGAGGTTTGCCACCACCACCAGCCAACTGGAGTCACGATAGAGGCCGAAGATGAATTGCCACGGGATTACTGCGTAAACCAGGATGGTTATATACGCCAGGATTGAGATGAAAGGACGGTGCCGGGCACCATGGCGCTGGTAGAACATCAGAATGACGACGATCACCGAGCAGATAAACGCATTAAAGACAGCTGACGGGTCAATTACCATTTCCCCCTCCTCCGCGTAACCGTGAGAAAAAGCCGAACAGGCTGTTCAAATCCTGGTTATTAAGAAAAGTTAGGATTTTTATACACAGCGCAGACAGAATCACTGCACCGAGTGCATCCAGTGGTTTTTCATAACTCGATGCAGCATTTAGCCATGAGCCAACAAACCCGGCGCCAAGCACTCCAACAATGAATGAAGTCAGGAAATATGCAGCCAGGCGAGCGCGCGTAAGGTTTGCAGCTGTCGCGACGTAAAACACCGCACCACCAAACGCTCCAAACACCACGCCGAAATCTGTATGAGTAAAGACACCGTACAGGACTGAACCCAGCAGGCCGCCGCCGAGAACAGCGCCGGTGCCGGTTAATGGATCGGACATTTAGCCCCCTCTTATTGCTGTGAATCCTCTCAGAAAATTTGAGGGGAGATAAAAAAAGCCCGCTTTTGAAGGCGGGCTAATGAGTGACTATTGTAAGTAAGGTAGGTAGTCGTGGGTTTTGCTAACTGACCAGAGTGAGACAGTATCGGGCTGATTCACAACGGTTCAGGAGAACCATCAGGCAGTTACCTTCAACACACATTTCAAGCGTAGCAGCAGTTTGCAAATTCATAAAAAAAGGCCTGCTTTTTACGGCAGGCTCTCAAGGAATTTGAAACTGTATTGTTGTTGTCATGGTGCCGGGTGCCTCCCGGTGACTCTACTCCAGCCAGCAAAGTCGCGCGCATACCTGCAGATAGCAGTTGGCTGGAACGCCCTTTCGCTGAGAAAGGATTCACCACAGAAATAATTTACGCGCTAATCATTTAGAAAGTCAATGCGTAATTTCTGGACAAAAAAAAGCCCACTCAGCGAGCAGGCAACCAGACGCTAACAGCATGAATGCTGTCAGTAAAAAGCACTATGTACAAAGCACTTCCATATCCATTCCACCGGATATTTGAAAGAATAGTTCGAAAAGGATGAAGTGCAATTAATGCAGTGCAATCAATGTTATTAGCTAATAGGTGGAGAAATCGGACCTTCGAGAACTTCGGCCTCCCCATCGTGACAAATGTCATCACCAATCGTTAGATGCCATACACCGCTAATCGTTTGACCTGTTTCCAGGTCTTCGGTCACGCCATCAGAATAATAAGCTACCTGTACTTTTCCGTTATGCTGGATCCAATAATAACCTTCTTTCATGCTAACCCCTCCGTTCATCAAAGGTGAGTGTAGCTTTTCATTTTGCACGGGGGCGTTAAAAATACTAAAAGTTGAATGAAGTGCGGCGATATGACAGGGGTACTGATGCAATGCACCTTCGCGAATACCCCTGTCGTATCGCCGGATAACAAAAAACCCCGGCTGGCGGGGTTTAGAGTTTTTTCAAATTGTCGCTTTACATCGCTGCCATCGTGGCGCAGCCCTGCCAAGCATGAATGGATTATCTGATTTTCTGGCCTGTTTTCAACATCATTCAGAATAAATAGCACTTTTTGCTAAAACATGGCGAGTTCAACTTTATTACTTATGAGCCGACTTCCCACCCTTGCCATATCTTCTCTTGGCCTTTCGCCCGCTAATCGGTTTGGCTTCACGGTTGTTATCCACTTTTTCATGGATATCTATATTGAACCATGACGCATGAGAAACCTCACTCAGCGGGAAAATTATACTCGTATCAACATCATCCAAGTCATTGTAGTCATTCGAGAACAACACCCGCAGAGTATCTTTATCCCGATAGCCAGACATGATAGGACTAATTGATATCTCAAGATTAGGGCCTTGTTTCTCGTTTGGCTCACTAATCATATTTACAACTCCGACATAGAGTTTTCGGCTTTTAAGGCTAACCAGAACTGGCCTATCTTCTGTTGCTGAATCGAAAAAAAGCTGGCCTAACGAACCATCGGAAAGCAGCTGCTCAAGTTCATACAGGCGGAGAACTTGTTTAGCGAAGTTGATCGAATCCTTATCACCTGGATTATCGCTGATAAAATATGCGGCGACATACATACGTAGCCTGCAAAACTGCAGCCATAGCAGCGCAACAGCGAACGTCGTAACCGAAAGGAGAATCAACCAAGATGTAATCCTGTTCTCTTTCGGATCTGAGCTACCATCGATTAAATGTGACAGCCACGTCGCGGCAGTGAGTCCGGGGAAGAAGTATTTAAGGGAGTAGGCAATGACAACGGCGCCGATAAAGGACCAAACACCATACGTGGCCACCTTCATGTAAAGAAGTTGGCCATCGTATCGGTGCAATCGGTAGAAAAGCTTGATGTTGTGCGGTGATGTTACAAGTAAAGAACCACTGACAAGCAACGGTATAATAAGCAGCGCAAACATCGATTAATCGTCACTATCCTTAGAGTTAATTTTAGCTGCCGCTACGGCTTCGGCATCCTGCTCTACGTACTTGCGTGCAGCTTTTCTCAGGCGGTGCAGCTTTTCGGGGTCGGACGCTGTATCAACGATAATCGCCCCACGCCCTACAACTTTAATGTTTTTTACACCTGATTTATTCAGGCGTTCCGCCATGGCCTGGCCGCCTCTGACAAAGCCGCTCAAACCAAACATCTTCATGACCAGTTCTGACATAAAGACCTCCTTTTGACCACCTCAAAATATCCTTTTGAGGACTCCCCTCTGTAAAGGGGGCGAAATTGTAGCACAACCAATATTATGATTAAAGGAACCCATGAATTCTTTACGATTTAGACCATCTGCCAAACGTTTGGTTCCCTCATACCATAGATGCCCGGACCGAAGTTAGGCAAGCTAAAAAGAGCCATGGCACAACAAAAACCCACATCGAGACATAACCATAGTAGACGTGTGTTCAAAAAATCTCTCATTTATTTTTTGCAGGGCAATTCAGTTCCGAGGCTCATCTTAAGGTAGTAACTGTGTAACGAGCCCCGGCAGCACCTATATGTCAATTATCCGCCAATGCCCTCTTTGTTGACAGGAACACCTTCGCCCTGAATATTTCCAGACACCAGCGCACCCGCTTTCTGGCCTCGTTATCCGTAAGCCATGGCGCCAGACTCTGCAGATCTCTGGTGATGTCCGATATTTTTTTTCGGGTGGTGTAATACTGGCGCCCGACGATATAAACCGGATCCTTCAAATCAAACGCCTGCAGCACCACGTCCTCCATGAACTCCGCATCATCACTACTTATGGCCTCGTCAATCAAGCTGGACGGTGGTTCTGGCCAGAGTATCGAGCGTGCACGCCGCATTGCTTGTTCGCCGCGGTAACCCTCCTCCCTTGCCTGGTTCAGTGCAGCAGTAAAACGTTCAAGCGCTTTATCTGACCAGTTCTTCCCCCTGATCACTTGCCAGCACGAATGCCCACACGGTTTCGCCGGGGCGGTACCGCCGCGAACACATTCGCCCCATACAGTTAGAAGCGATTTAATCCACCCGGACTGGACATCAGTCAGGAGAATACTTTTTCCGAGCCAGCTCTTGCGTGGCGCCATTGCGGTTTTTCCCAGCCCTTCAAAATACTGGCGTTTCTGGCGTGGCGTCATTTTATGTCCTCGATAATTATCATTCCTGTTTCGCCCCATATTTTTGATGTCCGGGCGTCCCAAATGTGGGAATCATCCTCAAACAAGGCGTCCAGCAGAGATTTTTTTAAGTTGTCCAGATCGGGCTTTTGCTGATGGGGCTGGCCGTCCATAGCTTCGCGCTTTTTCTTGCTCCAGCTCGGCGGCATCGGCAAAACGAAGGTGATATGGGCGCCGCTTTCGGGCACCCGGATTCCATGAAGACGCGCTTCATCGCAAAACATGCGATAGCGCATCACCGGCGGGCGCTGTTTCCATTTATCGCGGCGAGTCATGCGGGGTTTTCCGACTGGGGTGATGATGAATTTAGGCATAGAACACCCCCAGCTCTAACTGGACCTGCTCCAGCAGCTGCAACTCGGTACCGAAGTTTTTCTCCCATTGCTTACGGCCAGCATGAATCGCTACACCGTAACCGCCGTTGCGATGGTGCATATGGCACAGGGGAATTGATTTCCGATGGTCAGCACGTTGACTGGTGCCCTGACCGGTTCGGATATGGTGGATTTCCGCAGGCGTTTCGCCCAGGTTCTGGTTTCTGCACACGATGCAGCCCAGTGCGGCCACACGCGAAAGATGGAGGCTATCTGCTTTCTTCATGCTGGACCACCAGCATAAGCAGAAACACCGCGCGCGACGGGGCGGTGTGAGTGATATATGGTAATGCTCTGCGCCATTTTGATTCCTCAGGTTGGCGCAGTAATCAGTGGGTGTTCAGCCCGTTTGATTATTATAAATCAACGCTTACGTCTTGAGAACCTTAAGCGTTTCTGGCAGGGAGTTTAGGTTTATAACCCGCTCATCATCACTAAGGATGCGCGCAGAAATTCGATTACCTTCCCGGCGTATCAGAGTACGTAAGGCGTTATTGGTGACGAGGTAGTCAGTTATTTGACCATCCGATAGATTTAAAACTAGCAATCCATCTTTGGTTAAACCAGCGGCAAATTCGTTTAATTTCATGGGCACATCCCTAAAAATGGTTTCCCCTGACGGGGGCGGTTCTTTATCTCCCTGTCTACTGATTTAATTAAAGGTTCCGCTAACCGATCGGATTTGAGACACAGGAATCATGCACGTTCTGCTATATCACCGGCCTGTCGTCTGCATCTTTCACACGATTTAGGAGGTGCGTTACCACACCCATTACGGTCACATCATCCAACGCATCGCCCTCAATAGCCTCGCCGTCCCGCGTAATCAGCGCTTTCCCATGGAGTTTCGCGTACTCCAGACTTCCGCAGAAAGAAATCAGGACCGTGTCACCCATTTTCGGTTTCATGGCGACGTTTATGATCGCGTGCCCGAATGAAGTTTCTATGGTTCGGCAGTTATCGTCATAACCGAAAAGGCTGGTAATAGTGAGCGTGTGTTCTGCGTAGTCGGCTGCTGGTGATGGAAAACCCATGATAACCACCCCTGTCAATTAACTGTATATTTATACAGTAACACCAAAAAAACGAGGGTCAAGAATTTGGACGCAAAAAACCCGCCGAAGCGGGTAAGTGCTTAATCAGTAATCAATTCTTCTCACAGTCAGCACCACCAGCACGATAAAAACCACCAGCCAGACGGCCCCCTGATAACAGCTCCATCAGGTACACTTCTTCACCTCCTGCTGAAGTGATATTGAATGTAGATCCTCTGATATCACTTGTGCTGTAAGCGGCTGGCAATGCCAGCCAGACCACCGAGCCCCTTCCGCTCGCTCATCATCTTCAGGTCGAATAAGGGTAACTTCACTCGGATGTTTTCTATGTGACCACAACCAGGCCACCTGCTCGGCCTCCAGGGTTGCCAGCGCGATTTCGAATAGCTCCCCGCACATATCAACATGTTCCCGCCCAGCGCCTGTAACACGTGTGCGACGAATGAATTCAATTTGCTCTTGCGCCTTTGCGATTAACTGCTCTTTTGTGAATTCTCTGGTAATCGCGGTCATGGGTTAATCCTTCACAAAGATGATCCAGTGGGTTTTGTCGTTCTTCCCGGTACGCTGGCCAATAGCAGGCTTCTGATCTGTCAGCGCCAATATCTGGCTCACCGGGATCTGCGTTTCATTCCATTTGAAAATGAGCACACCGTGTGGACGCAATACACGGAACGCCTCTTTAAAACCGGCGCGTAGGTCTGAACGCCACGTTTTTTTGTTCAATCGTCCGTATTTCTTACCCATCCAAGCTGTTTGACCGACACGTTCAAGATGTGGCGGATCAAACACCACTACCGGGAACGATGCATCAGCAAATGGCAGATCGCGGAAATCAGCAATCAGATCAGGTCGAATGACCAGACGTCGGCCATCACACAGCTCATGCTCTTCACTACGGATATCAGTAAATAGCGTACGCGTATCGCGTTTGTTGAACCAGAACATGCGAGAACCACAGCACATATCGAGGATTGTTTGCTCTGACATGCTCACTTCGCCTCCACTAACTCTTTCCATTTTTCTTGAAGCAACCGCCGGGCCGCTACCTCTCCATCAGGTGGGAACGAAAATCCCGCGCGGACACCAGGACAACCGTTCGAACAGCGGACCTCTGCCGACCCCCAGTTCATCCCCCGGCTGCGAACCCTCAGTGAAGGGGCCATGCCGCATTTAGGGCATTTCGGTAAATTAGTCATTTCCCATCCCCTGCAGCAGATGTTTGTGGCGGCGCAGCTCGCGAACGGCCCCCTGCAGACGCTGCAGGCATGCCAGCTTCGCTTTCGTGCGGCGGATTTCAGTTGAGATATAACGCGGTGACGGAATAATCAGATCATCCGGACGGCTGGCGAAAGTTGGGATTTCCCCAATAATTTCTTCCAGGGTTGTGCTGTCTGGCGCTGATGATAACTTGACGTCCGGTACTGGAGGCGCCTGCAGTTCTGGATGAACTTCCGGTTCACCCGCCAGGCTCCAGGTGATATTTTTTCCGTCCACATGGCGCAGGACCAGACCGTCCTTGCACATCGCACCCAGCGAGGCATTCAGAGCTCGCGAACCTTTACCAAGTTTTTCTGCAACCTGGTTGGCACTCATAGCCCCCTGCCCCTGCATTGCTGACAATACCCTCTCCACCAGCTGCGATGGCTGCTTTGGTCTGATACGCTTCGGCTTCTGCTCTTTCGCGGTACCAACCGACCAGGCTCCATCCAAGAAATCGCACAACCCCTCTTCCTTGTGCTCGCGCAGCATTTTCAGGGCCTCTACGGGTTCAATATCCAGGCGTGCTGCCACTTCGTGATAGGTTGCTTTACCCATGGCTTTCAATGCGTCGACTACAGATTCCATAACTTTCTCCTCAAAATTTACTTAACAGGTCTCAGGTGGCTAACGTTTCCGCGATAGCTCTCCCAGTCAAAGTTCACCCAAATGCCGTTATCCATGCGCAGGCGATCAACAACCCTTTCGCCCAGGGTCTCTACCAGCTCGTCGTAATTCAGGTTGGTCAGCACGCCAACCGGGCGCATAGCTGCCAGGCGGCGATCGATAATCTGGTTCAACAAAACTTTCTCGCCGCGGCTGTCGCGCTGGATGCCGACTTCATCGAGCACCAGCAGATCAACTTTGCAGAGGTCATCCAGCAGCGCGGCTTCAGAACGCCCTTCGTCATAACAGGCCCTGGCGCGCAGGGTCAGATCCGGAACAGTGACAATCAGCACCGTTCGCCCCTGTTTCAGCAGATAATTTCCAATGGCTGCTGAGAGGTGGTTTTTGCCAGTACCCGGCTTTCCGGTGAAAACGAAACTCGCAAAGCCGGTTCCAAAATTTTGCGCATAGCTCTTTGCCATACTCAGGGCGTGGCGCTGGCCATCGCCGTTCACCGTGTAATTCGCGAAGCTGCAGCTGCGGTGCAGGTTCTGGATCCCGGATCGCCCGAAAATTTTCTCTGCACGTGCCTGCTGGTTGAGTTTGTCCACCTCAGCGGCACGTTTTAGACCTTCCTCGCGCTGCCAGGCCATCAGCTCAGCGGCGCTCTTAAATTTGGGTTCTACGCCCGGCGGAATGACGCGGCGAAGGCGATCGAGAATGGAACCTGCGTTTTGCATGCTTACCCCCTGAATCCTGGCGGAACGGAGCTGTCAGGACGGGAGATCCGATTGATATCCCGGCCACCAGCCTGATTCTGAACCACCCCTGTCGATGGCAGTCGAAGAATTAAGTCATCCCATTTTTCGCGCAGTTTTGACGGTGACATCACGTTCCGGCACCAGAACGGATCTCGCTGTACACGCGAAAACATTTCGCAAATTTGCTTATGTGTTCTGCCGTCAACGGCACACATCAGCCGGATTTCGTTGGACCATGCAGTCCAGTTAGGCTCTTTAGGGCGCACCAGTTCCCCGTCTGTCTCAGCGGCTTTTTCATACAGTTTGACGATGCGGTTCCACATCCACTGGGCGCAGGTCAGATCTTCCTTGCTTCCCCACTGCCGTTTTCCTGCATGTGCAACCACGGCTTCTGGATGACGATTTAAAAACGCCTCTTTGGTCAGTTGTTCGTCCGACAGCGAAGCGTCCGGACAAGAAGTGTTTTTATTCTCTGTAGTAGTCTCTGTAGTAATCTCTGTAGGATCGAAATGGGTTTTGCCTTCCCCGCGGGCTGGGCTTTCCCCAGTTCCCGAACAAGGGATTCCCTCGTTACCGACCTGGGCTTTGCCCATTCCCCGAAATGGGTTTTGCCCATTTGGTGATTGATCAATGGCTTGCGTTAGCACTTGATCCACTCGTTCAAAGTTAACTTTGAAGTAAATCCGGTGCTCCAGTCGCTTATGTGTCTCTACCAAAACCCCCAGACGCTTAAGCTTTTTCCGGGCCGTCAGCTGCTCTTCGTAACTCAGCCCGGTTTCATCCTGAATTTCCTCTGAGGTTTTATGCACACCCAGATCAGAGGTGAGCTTGTCCATCCAGTAGGTCATCTGGCAAAAAAGAACTGTGGCGCTAACGCCGCCGAGGTGTTCGGCCAGTGCCGGGTAATAAGCAACCGGACGACCGAACCCGCGAATGATGTCAGATGGATTCATGGTTTTACTGACCCTTACGCCGCACGGTGGCAGTGCATAATTTGGACTTTCACGCCAGCCATCTGCGCCAGCGCATCGATTGCTTCCAGAGTCTCGCGGCGAATTACTGGTTGCGGTTTGCCGGTGAAGACCGCATTGGTGGCTTCGATACACTCTTTGTTGACCCTGGCCGCCCGGTAATGCATGCAGTCCTTCTGCGCCAGTTCGTTATCAATAGCGGTACGAATGGCATAGCTCAGCGCTTCCGCCTGTTTAAGGTAGTTAGGTGTATCGTTGCGGAACGCACGCTGAATAATCTGCTTGTTGTTGTGCAGCCGGCGCGCGTACTCGTCCGGATCCGAAACGTCATCCAGTGACTGAAGCAGATCGCCAAAGTGATGCGGTGTTATCAGCTGCGTCACCGTCTTCCATCCCTTTTCCTGCGCCCAGGACTCCAGCTCACATGCCAGTTTTTTGATTTCCATCAGTCAGTATCCTTCTGCTTTGTCGTGCTATTTTTTGGCTCGTAGTCAGGCCAAATTTCGGCCCAATCGCCTGGACGCAAATCAGAACGAGAAACCTCTCCATTGGTGAAAGCCTCGATAACGATGCAGCGGCTTGGCGAAATAGCAGCCCGCCCCGTTGCAAGTTGGGAGAGGTAAGATTTCGATATACCGAGGTGTTGCTCCAGCTCCTTGCGGATCTTTGGCCCACCAGCTTTTAAAAAGTCATTGAGTTGCATAATCGCTCCTGTGTGTTGAGTTATGAGTTTATAAACCACTAAACATTTATGTCAAGTTTTTGCTTGTTTAGAAATTACTAATCAAAATGACTGCATGGACACAAAAGAAATCAGGCGCAAGCGCCTAGCGGCATGGTTTTCCAGCAGAACCTTGCCGGAGAAAGAGAAGAGCTACCTTTCACAGCTGATCAACGGCAAAGCGTCGTTCGGCGAGAGAGCTGCGCGCCGTATTGAACGTGATTACGGCATGGCTCCTGGTTATCTTGATGAAGAACCCATGGGTGAAGAGATTAAATCCCCTCGCCCGTTTGACGCGCGCCATGAAGAATTGCTTGACCTTTTCGACAGCCTTGCTGAATGGGAAAAAGAGCAGCACATGGTAAACCTCAGGGCCCAAGTAAACTCTATAGACAATGAGCTCAAGGCAAGGCTGAAAGGTAAGTCCAAACAAGAAATCCTTCAGATGCTGAAAGACCTAGAGATCGACTAACTCCCCCAAAGACCGCCTGTAGCGGTCTTTTTTTACTTCTAATACAACCACTTCCAATTTTTCACGCCTTTTTGTTTACTATTAACTTTACATATTGGTTTATTTGTTTATAAACTTAGACCAACTAAACACGCAGTAATCAGTAAACGTTCCGCCTACCCGGCGATAAGGGTGAACAAAGCGAACAGGCAGGATGCCCACGAAGTAGCCGCCGATGGCGTATGAATGACCGGATGATTCGCAGGTAACAAAAAAGCGCCCCGTAGGACGCTTCGCTCTTTAAAAATCTGGATATCCCAAAAAAATTTCAGGAGTAGTCATGCAAAAACAAAAGCTAACCCCGAGGGAATTCTGGCTTCTGGTTAAAGCAAAAGCCGATGCCACCCTCGCAGAAATTAACAATCTTGCTTCTCGCGGGGATTGCTCGCTTGAATGGCATCTTTTGGAAGTAGCCAGCCTTTCATCTCTATTGAAAGAGCAAGGCGAAGTTCCTCCATTGACATCTCACGACACTGTTTAATTGTCCAGCCATGTTTACGGCTCAAGTACAGGTAGACAGCGTCAAAACCATAAACTTCAGAAGGATATCCTTCTTGCTCTGACAGGTGATCGCCAAAACATTCCAGAGAATAGTTTAGATCAGCAGTCGCATGGTGTAGCCGCCAGCGAGCGTGGTAAAGTTCTTTGTTCACTTTTATTCCTTTTTATCGTTGGGGATATCCAGATTACCCGAATCCTTGTTGTTGGGGAATAGCAGGATCCACCGAGCCTGATGTGGTGAAAAGACAGGCGCAAAACATGGAAGCACATTCCCCTCTTTCACTAATGGGGATTGGTTTGTTAGCTGGCGGAGTGTGCTTCCAGTTGTGGGCAATCGAAAATTGTAGATGGCTGTTAATAACCTTCATAGGGGATTCATTATGACAGACTTTAATCGTCAACCATCACGGCAACAGGCAGTCCGCCTTAACTGGTTTGAAATAAAACTTAGACAACTTTGTTATTTTCTGGCTCAAAAAGGCAACCCTGAACTCTGAAGGTTAATAGCGTTGATATAAACGCAACGACCTGACTGTAATTTAATTATATTCGATTAAAAATCATGCCTTAAACGGCAGGGATTTTCACACCTTAAATTAAGGATTGTAAAATGAAAGCAACTATCACAACCGTAGAAATGAACCTGGTTATCGTAAATAAAGACCTTGCAACCTTTAATATTAACGGTGCCATTTCTGGCATGGTTCATCTGCCATCATCTGGCCCTGTAACCGTTGTGCTTGACGGTGGATACGTGCTGGGTGAATTTCATTGCCCGGTTTGCGCTGTTAAGAGCATTAGCTTGCTGTCTGTTAATTTCGCTGAAGCCCAGAACTCCTGTGGCATGTCCTATTACGATCACAAACGCCAACAACTTAACTGATATGGATGACATCATTTGTCATTGCGCTGTTTGCTGCCACGAATATAAAAAATCGGAAATGCACGAAAGGAAAACAGACATATACCCTTTTAAGCGCACGATTTATTTATGTGAGCAATGTAATGAAAAAAGAGAAAAACGTGACGCTTTAAGAAAAGTAAAACGCGGCATCCGCAAGCCATTTCATTCAACATCATCTTTCAAATATTAAACGAGGTTATTATGTCTGTTGAGTTAAAAGTATTTGGTGGTGCTTACTTCCCAAAAGATAAAGCATTAAAAAAACACCCAGATTTAAAACCGCTTGCAACTGCAGTTAATGCAGCCACAAAAGCGATCGCCGAAGCCGTTATTTTCGGCAAGCTGGCGGCAGAACACCCTGAACATATTGATGATTATTTTAAGGTGAAAATCTGGGAACACCGCGAAGAACTTCCGTGCCCTGATTTTGACGTTTTCTCATCTGAGTTTTTCGAAAGTGTAGCAGTATGGAATGTGAATGCTGGTGAACCAGCTGCGGCACCACAGCCAGAAGCTGAAGCAAAGGAAGAATGGGAGGACAATAAGACTCAGGAAGAAATTAAAATCGTTGCACAGCTCGATCTGGCATCCCGCGCAGCTTGTCTGGCACTGTTCGGCCCGGTCCCTGGAATCACTTCAGCGCAGTACGGCCAGATCGTCGATCTGAAAAATGATGATGAACCCAGCTTTGCTCGCGAGCTTGCAGAAGCACTGGCAAAAGAGCGCCGCGCGCTTGAGCTGGCGCCGGAACGCCAGGAGCAATTGCTCTCCTGGTTACGTGAGAACACCAAAGAATCTGCGCAGTGGCCGGATATCAAAAAGCAGATCGCTAAATGGATCGATACCCCAGTTGATAAGCGACCTCAGTCTGTCACCACCACAGAAGAAAACCGTACAGACACCGGCTCCACGTTGGGTGGTGGCAACAAGACAGACCGCAGCCCGGATCTGGTTCATAACCTCTCTACGCTGCGTATCGAAGTGGCTGTTGCCATTCTCAGCATGTACGACGAGATCGACATTTACTGGATCCCGAATAAATACATGATTCCAGCGAAAGCCATGGCCGAAGCAGAACAGGATCCCCGCTTCACAGCATGGTGGAAAAAACTGCGTAGCACCCCAGGCATTCTGGACTATTCCCGCGCGGCCATAATCGCGTTGATTAAATCCGCCCCGGAAGACCTCTGGATCGATCCTGTCGCATTACGTGAGTATATCAATCGCGAGCTGGTTGAATGTGACCATGCGAACCCTGACCAGAAAACGGTAGAGATCGCCTGCCGCCCTAAACCTCGTACTAATTCTGAGAAAAAAGAAAATGATGAAACCGAATCGACTGTACCGGGCGAAACTGAGCTACCAGCAGTTTGCCCAGGGAAAGCTGCGCAACTCGAAAAAGAACTCAACGAGACATTCGCTCACAGCTCCGCGCCAGAACAGCAGACCACTGACCAGCCACGGATGGAGAACCTGGGCGGCGGAGTCTTCTCTGTTGAAGCACTGATTAATAATTCCCCCTCAAATGAGGTCGAAAAGCAGGAAGTGCCACCAGCGCCAAATGACCGCGAAATTGCGATTCTGCATGCGCTGAATGACCTTATTTCTGGACGCACTAACATCATGGGGAAAGAAGAGGCAGAGGGCGTAGTGGCATGTGCCGGCCAGCTCGTTTCGGATGTTGTCCCGTTACTGATGGAAGATATCACCGCCACAGAATTTTGCCTGTCTCCTGATTTCACTGACGAGGAGATCCACGACGTGGCCACCACCATGCTGGATCGCTGGTCCGACGATGTTAGCGTTCGTCAGAAAATCGCTCTTGATGCGATCGTGGAATACCGCCGCCCGGCACCACCAAAATCTGTCGTGCTCGATCCGCCGGCCGTTACTGCAAATCCGATTGCCACCCCCGATCCAGCACCTGAAACAAACGCGCCGCTTTCGTCTGTGACCTACCTGCAGCAGCTGACCATTGCAGCGCTTCAGGGCCTATGTTCCAACCCAGCTTATTGCAATCAGTATGAAGAATTTCCGGCTATGGCCGCCGGGCTTGCCCGCAGCGTTATCAACCATCAGGAAGGCTCCTGTGCGTCTGATTAACCGTAGCAAGGGAGACAGTATCGGCGGGCCAGCATGCGCCGCCGCGCTCAAATGCCATTTTGAAAAATATGGCGAACATGGGCGTCGCTATACCCAGACGATTTACACAGTGCGTGTCGGCGAACAGAAAGTGACAGTCGAAGTCGTCAACCGGAGCCGTAGTTATGTGGCGACGGCCATGACCAGAGCCCGTCATCTTCGCCGCCTGCCAGGGTTGGCTGATTCGTGAGATTCAATATCCGCTAGCTGCAGCACGTATGATCGCAGCTGGCTATCAAGAGTGATAGCTATGAGTGAACAAAGTCTGATACCGCTGCGGGACTGGAAAGCTCGCAGATTGCACTTCCCCATAACAATCACATGCCTGGTGAAACACGGGAAACTGGGATACATACAACCGAGGCCGATTAAAATTGGAAATCGTTGGTGTATAGACGAACAGGCAATTTATATCGGACCAGGCGCGACGGGAGTCGAACCAGAAATTCACACTGACGATGACGAAATTTTGCGGGAGATCCTGAGCGATGTCACCAAGGCCACGAAAAAATAATGTATCAATTTCCGGGCTGTATGCCCGGTTTGATCGTCGCACAGCAAAAACATACTACCAGTATAAAAACCCTTTAACGGGTAAGTTCCATGGCCTGGGAACAGATAGAGAGAAAGCGGAAAAAATAGCCACAACGGCAAATCAGAGAATTGCAGCAGCAGAAGCCGAGCACTATTTGCGCCAAATTGATGATAGTCCAAAAGCAACAGCACAGCGCGGGATCAGCCTCAAAGCATGGATTGAACGATATCTGAAGATTCAGAAACAAAGCCTGGATGCCGGGTCGCTATCGCTGAAACGCTTTAAAGAAAAAAAACGCATGGCAGAGTTGCTTTCCAGGCGGCTTGGTTCCCGGCCAATGAAGAGTTTGGAGGTAAAGGATTTTGCCGTGTTATTGGATGAATATCTGGATGCAGGACATGCCAGCAGCGCCCTCTGTAATCGGGTGGTGTGGGTGGATATTTTCACTGAAGCACAACATGCAGGAGAGGTGCCTCCTGGATGGAACCCACCAGCAGCAACAAAAAAACCTTCGGTGAAAGTTACACGTGCGCGCCTCTCTCTGGACGAATGGAAAAAAATACTGGCGCAAATACCCGAGGATCGGTACTCGCATAAAGCGATGCTGCTTGCCTTAGTCACTGGTCAGCGCCGGGAGGATATTGCGAACATGAAATTTTCAGACATTAAGGACGGCTATCTGCACATCGAGCAAAGCAAAACGGGGGCCCGTATTGCGTTGCCGCTGAACCTCCGTTGTGAAGCCATTGGCTTATCGCTGGAGGATGTAATACGGAAATGTAGGGATAGGTTTGTCAGTCCCTATCTCTTGCACGGAAAAATGAACAATAAGGCGAAACCTGTGAATCTGATTTTGGTTTCTAAAGAGTTTGCCGCGGCACGTGATGCAGCCGGTATCGTACCGCCTGCAGGAAAAACACCAACAACGTTTCACGAACAGCGCTCATTGTCCGAACGACTTTACCGCGCCCAGGGGATCGATACGAAAATTTTGCTGGGGCATAAAACGCAGTCAACCACCGACAGATACAACGATGATCGCGGGAAGGAATGGACCAAACTTGCAATTTAA